TCGCAGGTGCTGCTACAACTACTACAATCGGATCACTATCTGGATCTACTAAAATTCAAAGTACAACTGTTTCCACTAGTACTACTACAGGTGCATTACAAGTTGTAGGTGGCGTTGGAATTGGTGGAAATATCTATGTCGGCGGCAACCAGGTTGTTTTAGGAGATATTGAAATACGTGGTGGTGATATTACCACTGATCAAACTACATTTAATTTAGTAAACACCAATGCTACTACTGTTAATATCGCAGGTGCTGCTACAACTACTACAATCGGATCACTATCTGGATCTACTAAAATTCAAAGTACAACTGTTTCCACTAGTACTACTACAGGTGCATTACAAGTTGTAGGTGGCGTTGGAATTGGTGGCGCATTATATGTTAGTAGTATTGGATATGTTAATAATGCTGTAATTGTAACAACAGCAACATTATCATCACAGAGTGTGGTAGCAATTACTGCAGGAACAGATACCGCAGTTTCAACATCTACTGGGTCAATTCTTATATGGAACACAAGTACTTTACAAAGTATAACAAACAGAGGGTCCTCAACTACTAATATAATATCTATTACAAATATTACTGCTGCTTCAAGTACAATTACTGGTGCATTAAGAGTGTCAGGTGGAGTTGGCATCGGTGGTAGATTGTATGTAGGTGATAGACTTACAATAAGTAGCACACTAATAGCCGCGTCAACAATTACTGGAGCACTTGTTGTTTCAGGCGGAGTTGGCATTGGTGGTAATTTATATGTTGGTGGAAATATTATTGGAGTAATTACTACTGCTACAAATATTTCTGGTGGTGCTGCTGGACAAATACATTACCAATCTGCTACTGGAATTACTGGGTTTTCTAATGCAGGAACTGCAGGACAATTATTAATTAGTCAAGGTACATCGGCTCCACTGTTTGTTAATACAACTTCATTTACAATTGGGTATTCAGCAAATGTAGCAGGAGGCGATACTGGTTCGTTGTTATATCAAAGTTCGCCTAGTACTACTAATTTTATTGGAATAGGTTCAGCAGGATCATTCTTAAGAAGCAATGGAACAACAGCTACTTTTGTTACTACTGCATCTATGTATGTAGGAGCAGCAGTTACTGCTACCAATGTAGTAGGTGGTGCTGTTGGATCAATGATTTATCAAAGTGCGCCTGGCACAACTACAATGTTACCAATTGGAACTGGCGGATATCTATTAACTTCTAATGGATCTGCACCAGAATGGACGGCATTAAGTGGATTATCTGCAGGAACTGCAACCAATGTTGCTATAACAAATGAAGTTAGTAGTGCCAATGTACACTATATTGCTTTCATGAATACAACCACTGGCGATAGTGGTGTTAGAACATCAGGTCCAACAAAATTAACATATGTACCAAATACTGGTGATTTAGGAGTTGGCGGTTCAATAAGAATTGCAAGTAATACTGCTGCTTCAAGTACAATTACAGGTGCATTACAAGTAGTTGGCGGAGTTGGCATAGGTGGAAATATCTATGTAGGTGGTGACATTACCACAAATCAAACTACATTTAATTTAGTAAACACTAATGCTACTACTGTTAATATTGCAGGCGCAGGAACAACTGTTAGTATTGGTGCTTCTACAGGCAATACAAATGTTAAAAATAATTTAATTGTAACAGGCAATTTAACTGTACAAGGAACAACTACCATTGTTGATAGCACAGTAACTAACATAGTTGATCCTATTATTACATTAGGAGGATTAGCTAACAATGCTCCTTATGTTGTAGCAGATTCTAAAGATAAAGGTATTGCTTTTAAATATTGGGGTGCAAGCACTTCTAAAGTTGGATTTTTTGGTTATAATGAAAGTACAGGTGCGTTTACTTATCTACTAGATGCAAGCATTACCAACGAAATAGTTAGTGGTACAACCGGAGCAATAGAAGTAAACTTATACGGTGGAACATTGAACTCACTAGTATATCAAAGTGCTCCTAATGTAACATCATTCCTTGCTAATGCATCTACCTCAGGATATGTATTATCTTCCATTGCTGGATCTGTTCCATCTTGGGCTTCGTTAAGTTCATTAGGAGCAGGAAGTGCAACTACCGCTACACATTTAGCATCAGGCACAGCTGGACAAGTTCCATATCAAACTTCTCCAGGTCAAACTAGTTTCTTTGGTCCCGGTACTACAGGTAATATTTTAGTAAGTAACGGAACTAGCGCTCCTGCATACCAAAATACATTAACGTTAGCTGGTACTACTGCTGCAACAAATACCACAACAGGGGCATTGCAAGTTAAAGGCGGAGTTGGTGTGGGCGGAAACATTTATTCTGGTAATAGAATTGGCTGGACGTCAGCTACAAATGTTAGTGCTGTATATCAATATTACAATGCTGCTACAAATAGTTTAGATACGGTATTTGGTTAATATGCCTATACTAGCATCACGTTTAACCTCAACAGGTACACTGTTTATCAGTGGAGAATTTAACGAGGTTGCTCAATCAAGCATTAAACTTACTACTACATCATATTATGCTGCTATGTTTGATGAAGTTTCTATATACGGCAGCAGCGTGGCTAAACGTGAAACAAGTACAGGAACATTTTTGGTATCTAACGGCTTTGATGAAGTAAATAAGCCAGTATAACAATTAGGTAAATATTAGACTATGGCACAACTCTTATCTGGAACAAGAATATACGGAACTGGTACAGTAGATACCCGTCTAATAATTAGTGGAGGTACCAACTCTAGTTCAACTGCAACAGGCGCATTAAATGTTGTAGGTGGAATTGGAGTTGGAGGTAATATTCACTTTGGCGGTAATTTATATCAAAATGGTAGTTTATTTGTATCAGGTGCTCAAGGTACTGCTGGTAGTCAAGGTACGCAAGGTGCTAACGGTGTTCAAGGTATAACCGGTACTGGTAGTCAGGGCACTACAGGTAGTCAAGGCACTACGGGTAGTCAGGGTATAACTGGTAGTCAAGGTACTAATGGTGCTCAAGGTACTACAGGCAGTCAAGGTACTACAGGCAGTCAAGGTGCTCAAGGAGCAAATGGTGCTCAGGGAACATTAGGTACACAAGGTACATTAGGTACACAAGGTGCTCAAGGCCCACAGGGCATTCAAGGTACACAAGGTGCTCAGGGTATTACAGGTGGTCAAGGTACGCAAGGTGCTCAGGGTATTACAGGTGGTCAAGGTACGCAAGGTGCTCAAGGATATCAAGGTGTTCAAGGACAAGCAGGTAATGTTCAAGGAGCAAATGGTAGTCAAGGCACCCAAGGAGCAAATGGTAGTCAAGGCACCCAAGGAACCCAGGGGCCACAGGGTATTCAAGGTAACTTTGGTACTCAAGGTACCGCAGGTGCTCAAGGTACATTAGGTACACAAGGTACATTAGGTGCTCAAGGTACTACAGGTAGTCAGGGAACTCAAGGAGCAAATGGTGCTCAGGGAACTCAAGGAGCAAATGGTGCTCAGGGAACTCAAGGTACATTAGGTACACAAGGCACACAAGGTGTACAAGGAAATAACGGAGTAGGATATGATGGTGTAACATCTACAACATCTGCTACACCAGCTGCTACTGGAACAATTACATTGACTACTAATAAGCAAGGTGCATTTGTTACAGGTAGTCGAGTACGTGCGGTTAATAATGTATCAAATTTCTTTGAAGGCACTGTGACCATTACTGCTGGAACAACTTTTGCCATAGCTGCTGATTATAATGTAGGTACAACCACTGCTGCTAGTTGGACAATCACTGACGCTGGTGCTCGAGGTACTCAAGGTACACAGGGTGCTAATGGAAGTCAAGGAACTCAAGGAACTCAAGGAACCCAGGGGCCACAGGGTATTCAAGGTAACTTTGGTACTCAAGGTAACTTTGGTACTCAAGGTACATTAGGTACACAAGGTACATTAGGTGCTCAAGGTACTACAGGTAGTCAGGGAACTCAAGGAGCAAATGGTGCTCAGGGAACTCAAGGCACCCAAGGAACCCAGGGGCCACAAGGTATTCAAGGTACATTAGGTACACAAGGTACACAAGGTATTCAAGGAAGTAATGGAGTAGGATATGATGGAGTAACATCTACAACATCTGCTACACCAGCTGCTACTGGAACAATTACATTGACTACTAATAAGCAAGGTGCATTTGTTACAGGTAGTCGAGTACGTGCGGTTAATAGTGTAGCTAATTTCTTTGAAGGCACTGTGACCATTACTGGCAGCACAAGTTTTGCCATAGCTGCTGATTATAATGTAGGTACAAATTTTGCTACTTCGTGGACAATCACTGCCGCTGGTGCTCGCGGTGCTCAAGGTACTAATGGTAGTCAAGGTACCTTGGGTGCTCAAGGTACTAATGGTAGTCAAGGTACTTTGGGTGCTCAAGGTACTTTGGGTGCTCAAGGCACAGCTGGCACTGGTCTAAGTGCAGGCACGGCACAACAAGTTATCTTTAAAGATGCTTCAAATGTAATAGCCGGTGATGCTAACTTATTATGGGCATTAAATGGCGTTGCTGCTGGAACAAAAACATTGTATATCGGCGGACCAGCAGGTACTAATAACTATGGTACATTTGCTAAATCACATAATTTTGCTACAAATAGCTCAATATTTGATTCAACAACTGGTGATAGATTAGATTTTGCTGTACAAGGCTCATCTAGGATGTACTTGACCAGAGATGAGTTTGCTGTTCAAGCGCAAGGTGTAATACGAGCATCAGGGTTTGGCGGCAACACCGCGGCAGGACTACTGCGTTTTGGAGCCACAGGTAGTGCAACTTATTTGGCCTATGATGCTGCCAATGTCAGCACCCTCGGCGTAGGATTTTTCTTTGCAGGTGGAGATGTAATTGTAGGAAACAGTAGAAATCTCAATGTAACTGGAGATATTGTTGCTCACTTTTCTTCTGATCAACGATTAAAAACCAACATTGAATTAATTACTGACGCTGTTAATAAAGTAGGTAAACTTGACGGGGTTACTTATAATTGGAATGAATTAGCCAACCAAATTGATAATAACAAAAAAACTAATGTAAGAGAATCTGGCCTGATTGCTCAACAAGTAGAAGCAGTATTACCAGAAGTAGTAGCCACAAGAGAAAATGGATATATGGCTGTTAAATATGAAAAAGTTGTTCCATTATTAGTTGAAGCTATCAAAGAACTTACCGGTCGGGTTGAAAAACTTGAAAAACAAGTAAAATTACTATAGGAATTTAAAAACAGATCAGTTATAATTAACAGAGTATATTATACTAATAAATAAAAGCTCTGTTATGACAAATCTTGCAAAATTCGCTTTAGAAAAAGGTGGAAGTATCCACCCACTTATTATTCCATCAATGCTTACCAATGGTACAGGATTGATGAACCCCTCCATCTTACTTGACAATGGTAAAATAATAGTTAATATTCGACATGTTAACTATACATTTTTTCATTCTGAAAAGAAACTATTTCAACATCCTTGGGGACCACTTACATATCTGCATCCTGAAAACGATATTCATCTTAGGACAGACAATTATTATTGTGAACTCAATGATAAATTTGAAATTACACGTTATAATAAAGTAGACACATCAGCGTTTGATAACTATGAACCAATGTGGGACTTTGTAGGTCTCGAAGATGCAAGACTAATGCGTTGGGATGGAAAATTATATATTTCAGGTGTACGTAGAGATACAACTACAAATGGTCAAGGACGTATGGAACTTTCTGAAATTGTAGTCACCAACGATGCAGTTAAAGAAATATCTAGATTTAGAATTCCACCTCCTAAAGATTTAAATTCTTATTGCGAAAAGAACTGGATGCCGGTTTTAGATATGCCCTATCATTACGTAAAATGGACAAATCCAACAGAGTTAGTAAGTGTTGATCCAATCAATAAAACTTCTAAGACAGAATATCTAAGTGGATCAATCTCATTGCCGAGAGATATACGAGGCGGCACACAAGTAATGGAATTTGACGGACATTATATAGCATTAACTCACGAAGTAGATTTATTTCAAAGTGAAGCTGGTCGTAAGGATGCTGTCTATAGACATAGGTTTATTGTTTGGGATAAAAATTGGAATATAGTAAAACATACTTCTGATTTTTCTATTATGGACGCTCACGTTGAATTTGCTGTAGGTATTTGTAAATTACAAGATGACATATTAATTACTTTTGGTTTTCAAGATAATGCTGCGTATTTGTTAAAAATTCCAGCTACAGTACTGGCTGATTTTATAAATTCTAACTGAGTAATGTATGAATAGAACAGACATAATAAATTATTATATTGAAAAAACAAATGCTAAATCTTATTTAGAAATTGGAATTTCTGGTGGTGAAAATTTTGCCAAAATTATTTGTAATAATAAAGTTGGAGTAGATCCAAGTCCAACTTCTCCTGCAACTATACATTTAACTTCCGATGATTTCTTTATTGAAAATAAAAATTCATTTGATGTAATTTTTATTGATGGGTTACATCATGCTGATCAAGTTGAAAAAGATATCTTAAATTCTTTAAACGTACTAAATGATGGCGGTGTAATTGTATGTCATGATATGAAACCAGAAACAGAAAATGCTCAAATTATTCCATATCGTGGCGGCGAATGGAATGGCAATTGCTGGCGTGCATTTGTTAGTCTAAGACAAACTCGCTCGGATTTAGAAATGTTTACCATTGACTGCGACCAAGGTGTATCGGTTATTACTCAAGGTAAACAAGACTTACTAAAAATTAATGGAGAAATAAATTATGAAAATTTCTCAAAGAATAAAACAGAATGGCTAAATTTAATATCAGTGGATAAATTTAGTGAACGTATGAATATAAAAATGGATAACAATAACCTTACACTTCTAATTAACAAATTTATATTAGACCCAGCAAATCCAGAAAATAACTTTGCACTGGCTATATATTACAATTATATAGGACAAACAGCATCTGCTGTATCTTATTATATAAGAACAGCAGAAAGAACAGATAGCGATCTTTTGAAATACGAGTGTTTAATTAGAGCTGCTAGGTGCTTTGAATCTCAAGGAACAAGAGCATTTTCTGTAAAAGGATTGTTGCAACACGCTATATCGTTAATTCCTACTCGACCAGAAGCATATTATTTTTTAAGCAGAATACATGAAACATCCAAAGGCGATGGAGATATGTTTTCGTGTTATATGTTATCATCTATTGGATTGGGTGTTTGTGATTTTGATCCTCCTAGTTTAAGAACAGATGTTGGGTATCCAGGAAAATATGGATTACTATTTGAAAAAGCTGTTAGCAGTTGGTGGTGCGGATTATGTGATGAATCTAAGAATTTATTTAAAGATTTATTAAACAACTACGAGCTTGATGATACACATAGACAAGCTGTAATTAAAAATCTTAAATTTTTTAATATAACACATACAAAAGAATTAACATTATTCAATAAAGAAAAACATCAGCAATTAAGAGTAAAGTTTGCTGATTCAGATAAAATAGAAAAGAACTATGCTGAATCTTATCAAGATATGTTTGTATTGACTATGTTAAATGGAAAAAGAAATGGTACATATTTAGAAATAGGTGCAGCAAATCCATTCTATGGAAATAATACAGCATTGTTAGAACAGAATTATAATTGGAAAGGTGTATCTTTGGATATTGAACAGCAGTTTGTTGATGCATTTTCAAAAGAAAGAAAGAATCCATGTTTGTTAAAAGATGCTACATTGATAAACTATGACAGATTTTTAACTGGGTTAGATTTCCCTACTGATATAGATTATCTCCAATTAGATTGCGATCCACCTGACGTTACATATAAAATATTATTATCTATACCTTTTGAAAAATATAGATTTGCTACTATAACTTATGAACACGATTACTACTGTGATGAATCAAAGAGCTTTAGAGAAAAATCAAGAAAGTATTTAGAATCATTTGGATACATTATGGTTGCAGGAGATATTGCACCAGACGACTGGCGTAATTACGAAGATTGGTGGATACATCCAGACTTAGTAAGCAAAACTATTTTAAATCAGATGTTAAACACCGATGCAGCCACTAAAAAAGCCGAAGAATATATGTTAATGGAGAAAAAATGAATAGTATACCAGTAATAGGAACTGCGGTAGTTAACAGCACATTTTGGGTATCTAGACTATTAATGAGTATAGATTACCCTGTTGATAACTTTGTTATTATCAATAATAATGGTAGAGGCGAACTAGATCACGAGTTAGATAATCTAAAAAAGATGAATCACAAATTTGTTAAAAATATAGTAGTGTCTCATCTTCCTGCAAATATAGGATGTGGCGGCGCCTGGAATCTTATAATAAAATGTTATATGAATAGCCCTTATTGGGTTATGGTCAATGATGACGTAGCATTCGGTATTGGTATGTTAGAAGAAATGGCCACTTATGCCAACGAAGATCCTACTATAGGAATAATACACGCTCACCCAGGCGATTTTAATGTAGGAAGTTGGGATTTATTTTTAATAAGAGATTTTATTATACAAGAATTTGGCCTCTTTGACGAAAACTTATATCCTGCATATTGTGAAGATGCTGATTATATAATGCGATTAATTCACAGACCTATTAGAAAATTAATGTCGTTGAATAAGACATATTATCATGGGTTTGGTGAACGTGGAGAATATCTAGAACATGGAAAACAAACTCAAAAAACAGACCCGTCATTGATAGATAAGTTAGCAAGTGTTAATATTACTAATTTTGAGTATATGAATAAAAAATGGGGACCAGGATGGAGGGTTTGTGAACCAACAAAAGTACCATTTGAAAATGAAGAAAAACTCATATCACATACCACTTTTGATTTAGGATTTGCCAGACAGAAGAATTTAGGATTTTAAAATAAATCCAATAATAATTCTAGTTTAGCTCTGATAATTTTATTATTAAAAGAGTTCTTTACTGCCCTATGTAAGGGTTTTGGCCATTGATCATAACTAGCCCAAGAATATCCATCGTGTTCTTCATTTAATGATGGAATAAATTCTCGATCAACTACTAGCACATAGGTATTATACTGAAACTGTTGGTCGTTACTGATAAACAATTCTAAAGGAATTACTTTTTTTATAGTGGGCGTTTTGCCCACTTCTTCTTGTATTTCTCTGGTAAGAGCATCAAAGGGTGTACTATCAGATGGTTCTTTTTTACCACCGACTAATCCCCATGTACCTGCTGTTTTAGTCTGTGTTCTTGACAGTAATAAAAATCGTTTGGTATCTTTGGCAAGGAATAATCCACCACTACATATTACTTGATTTATAAAACTAGTCTCCATAATGCTGCACTATAAACGCCCTCGTAACTCTTGCTCCATGATCCGCTTTCCCATTTGTATTGTGTGTTTGTATATGAATTAGTTATATATACAACAGTCTTATAGACTGCAGAACTGAATACTATATTCCAGTTAGTACCATTCCATTCAATTATATCATTGGCAAATGCTTGAAAATCACTACCGTCTGAATTTTGCCATGCAACTGGCCCTTGGTATCCTGGTTTTCCAAATTGTGTATTATTATTAATATCTTCTAATATCAAATATCGTGTACCTGATGCAACTGTACCTGGATTATATGTCTCGGGGTTTATAACAGCATCAACAGTTCCTCTACCTGCAATAGTTGTATTGCTAGGAACGGTATCTATATTGATATTCAATCTCATGGCAAAATCATCACTAGGATCTAAGCTCATATAAGCAATAACTTCGTTGCCATCGGATTGTGCAAATCTTAATTCACTTAATCCTGCCCTAAATTTTCCAGGATATAAATCTAATATTTTTAACCAAGACGCTGTATTCTTAGGAGATGTGATGTCTATGTTTTCTCCCATTCCGTTTGCATTTATAAGTCTTGCAGTATTGTTTAAAACTAATAAATCAAAATTACCTGGTGTTATGATCACTGACGAATCTGGAGAAATATTTGAAAATACTTCTGCGGCCTGTGCTTGATCATATACAGATGCAATTGTTCCCTGTGCATTACTGGCAAATATATTAGATATAATTTTAGTAATAACACCTAACTTCTTCACTTTAGCTGGAGGAGTTATCCATATTGGTGTATCAAATGTCATAGTCATTATATCAATATCTTCAGTAACACCCTGTGGTATTTGTCTACTAGTAAAATTTACATCATCTAATCTAATGGTACTCAAGCTGGTCCAATCTAGATAATTGTCTGTAGTTTGTATTTCAAAACTTGGAGTAAAGAAAACTGCAATCTGTTCAAATATCTGTAATTTTTGATCTGTACTAGTGGCCCATATATCTGCATTTAATGTTAACTTGTAAGGACTTGGCATAATACGCTCTATGGTAAAATTGCTACCTTTAGTATCTAAATATTGATTAGTATTTTCATCAATGGCTCGTTCAATAACATTAATCTTACTAATGTATGTAGGGTCTTGTAAGCGCTCTCTATCAAATTCTAACTCTTTAATATAACAAGAAATAAAAGGAGCACTTGGAATTGCATTCTCGCTGTTTTTTCTCAATATTTGACCAACTTGTCTGGTCATATCGCCATAGCGAACAGGGACTTGCACTAGATTGCCTTTGGCATCCTTGTAGGCAAAATTGCTGAATATCTGAATAAATTGTGTCAAATATCTACGTATTTGACCGTCATAGAAGTAGTCCGATTTAGTACAGTCGGTGTTAAACCGCTGCCTCCGTGTTTAATTTTTTTCGAAGGGCAGTTGCTGCCATTGATTTTCTTCTGGCTTCTGCTACCTCGGGACCATAAATCTCTTCCCAAGTTTTACCCTTCATCTTACCCTTTAAAGTGCTAGTTCCTCCCTTGTTTGGATGTACTTTGCCCTTCATTGGTCCTCCATCTTTCCTGGTCCACCCTTGATCTGTACCCTTAATTTTTCTAAGAACCCTTGCTGCCTTTTGTGCTTCACTCATTCTCTTAATACTTTCAGGATGGTGTGTTTTATTTCCGCCGCCATTTCTAATATTAAATCCATTTGTGATACTATTAAATTTGGCAATATAGATTTCTTCTAAATTATTTAATTCTTCCAGAGTAGATGCATTAGCAATTATATCAAAAGTAAAAGCATCAACTCCGTATTTTTTCAAAGCATTATGAAAATGATATGTTTTTGGTGTATGCCTACTATCACAAATATGCTCTAGTCTACGGTGATTAGGATCTTGTATAGTCTGCCCTATATAACATCTACCTGTTTCTATATGAGTAAATTTGTAAATAACCATGTTATAAATCTGCCCTTGGTTTTAATACTTGACTTAATGCTTGACGCTCCGTTACAACTTCTCCTGCAATGGTAGCAGTATTGATATTGTTTATAAAACTTGCTTTGAGTTTTCTTCTTACCAGCAATGGGTTGTCAGTCTGCGTTTCGCCTAACATACTTGTTGTCATTCTTACATCATCCTCGTATTTGAGCCAATGTATTCCATCAAATCTAAATAATCTGTTAGGCAAGTAATCTGTTCTTAAGAAAAAATCCCCCAAACCAGGAGTTACTGGAAACGAAATCCCAAATCCATAAGGAATACCATTAGGCGGAACACCGTTGCCTGTTAGATACCCAATATAATAATTTTTTCCAGGAGTATTCAATACAGCAGATGAATCTAAGTATGATGATGTTGCTGTAACATCTGTGTTATCAATTGTAGTATCGGCTACGGATACCAATCCTGTCCCTGTATTACTAACTGGCACAACATAAAATTGATCAGTTTTATAACCACTTTTTTCAACATCTGCTTGTGCTTGTTGAATAATCTGATTATTAATTTCTATATTTTTCTTATATGATGATAATAAATCACGTAATGTACTACCATCTTCTGCTCCGCTATCTGCATCAAGTATTTCTTTAAATTCTTGACTATCTACTAGTGGTGAACATTTTGCTCTAACTAAATGTGGATACCAGGTCTGACTATAACCAGAAGCAGGCCGAGTAACTTCAGATACTACGTAGAATCTTCTCAATGCTACAAGGCTATCATCTAATGCATATTCATCTTTCTGATGTGGTAGTTCAATAACATCACCTGCCATAATTTTTCTACCTAACGCATCAAAACTGCTACGTAAGTGAAAGTTAATCATAATATTGTCATTTTGCAAAAATAAACCAAATTGACTTAGATTAAAGTCCAAGTCTGCCATGGTATATATTCCTCGAATAACGTAAATATCTGGGTCATAATGACGGTCTCTATTCTCCATGAATAGCAAATCTTGTATACCTAACTCATTGATTGGATTTAAATTATTAGGTTGTGTAGGAGTACTGTTTCCTTCTTCGGGATTAACAGGACCAAGATATTTGTGTACATATACATCTGTACCTCCAATCTGAAACTGCTCGTTTATAGCACGATCAAGGAATCTGAAGTCACTGCCTTTTTCCGGTTTGTATAATGATAGTCTTGGCATAGTATTCTATTTATCGCTAAATATTAGTATGACTGAGAACGAAAACGAACGCCAGAAAATAGTAGAATATGTAAAAGCCATGTTGGGCAGCGGCATGATTGATGTAGAGTTAGATCCTGTACATTACAATACCGCTATTGATAGAGCATTATCTAAATTCCGCCAACGCAGCAGTAATGCTGTAGAGGAAAGTTTTGGATTTTTAACCCTGCAATTGGATCAAAACGAATACATAATGCCACAGGAAGTTACTAATGTTAGACAAATTTTCCGTCGTAGTATTGGTAGTAGAACAGGTGGCGGGCAAGGTGGTACACTTTATGAACCATTTAACCTAGCGTATTCTAACACTTATTTGCTAACAAGTACAAATATGGGTGGATTAGCCACTTACTATGCGTTTGCTAGTTATCAAAAGTTGGTGGGTAAAATGTTTGGTGGTGAGATTAACTTCACATACAATAAAACTACCAAAAAACTCACAGTTATGCAACGTCCTAGAGCCGAAGAAGAAGTTATGTTATGGTTATATAACTATCGCCCAGACTTTAACTTAATACAAGATCAGTTTGCAGGACAATGGCTTAAAGATTACAGCCTTGCAACCTGTAAAATTATGCTCGGTGAAGCACGTGAAAAGTTTGGTACGATTGCCAGCCCACAGGGTAGTACAACATTAAATGGCGCGGCTCTCAAATCTGAGGGCAAAGCTGAGATTGAAACGTTAGAACTCGATCTAATCAACTACAAAGACGGCGGTACTCCGCTTACTTTTGTAATTGGCTAACAAACTCTTGACATATTAACACAAACGTAGTAAATTATAGTATCACTAAAGGATGCTATGATTATCGGTTTTGTAGGCTTAATTGGGTCTGGTAAAGACACCGCTGCTGATTATTTGGTAAATTTTCACGAGTTTCGCAGAGAAAGTTTTGCTGGTACATTAAAAGACGCGGTCAGTATGGTGTTTGGTTGGGATCGCACCTTACTCGAAGGTCGTACAAAACAAGCCCGTGAATGGCGAGAGCAACGTGATAACTGGTGGAGCAACCGGTTAGGTATGGAAATTACTCCACGTTGGATTCTACAATGGTGGGGCACAGAAGTTTGTCGTCGTGGATTCCATGATGATATATGGATTGCTAGTTTAGAGAAAAAACTATATGACAGCAAAGACGATATTGTTATCAGTGATTGTAGATTTCCTAATGAAATTAAATCAATTAAAGACGCTGGCGGCATTGTTGTAAGAGTTGTACGTGGACTAGAGCCCGAGTGGTATGATACAGCCATACAAGCTAATCAAGGTAGTGATCCACACCGCGCCTTATTAGCAGAGCAAGGCATACATCCTAGCGAAACTTCCTGGATCGGCACTAAGTTTGATGCTGTATTAGATAACAATAAAACTATAGATGATTTGTTTAGTCAGATTAAAAATCTGGTTTCAGATCTCCCTGCCGCCAAGGCAGTTTGAGTTTATATAATATGCGCTGGCAGTTAGCGCATACTGTCTTTAAATTGGTGTATCTACAATTTGTTAAATTTCCATCAATGTAGAACACGTTAAACTGTTCAGGATATTTAGACGTAAAGCCGCATTTATCGCAGGCAGCTTTTTTACTATATCCAGCTTTGGCCCATAGCGGCACACCGTCCTTGCGTTGACTTGCACAGTGGTCACACTTTGACCTATAGAATGGTCTACCTTCCTTGTAATAATTTATAGCAACAGGTCGTTGCCCACATTCATTGCATAGATCACGCATATTGCGCCCTTTTTGTTGCCCTTTCCTAAGTATTTAACCCTGTGTTTTTTCATATACTAGGTAAATAATTCAAGTAATCCAATTAGGAGATATTACATATGGCAACATTGAATTCACCAGGCGTAAGCGTAACAGTAATCGACGAAAGTTTTTATAACCCAGCGTCACCGGGAACTGTTCCTCTAATATTTGTAGCGTCTGCACAAGATAAAACAAACGCAAGCGGTACCGTAGCAGCAGGTACTACAGCAGCTAATGCTGGTAAACTATGGTTAATGACCAGTCAACGCGATCTTGCTGATACATTTGGCGTACCACAATTTTACACTGACGCTAGTCAAAATCCTTTGCACGGAGACGAATTAAACGAATACGGATTGCAGGCCGCTTATAGTGTGTTAGGCATCAGTAGTCGTGCTTATGTCGTAAGAGCAGATATTAATACATCTAATTTAATCCCGTCGTCTAGTGTTCCAACAGGAAAACCAAATGGTGGACAACATTGGATTGACACCGATGCTAGTATGTTTGGTATTAAAGAGTGGAACAATGTTACACTATCATTTACTGATATAACTCCGATTGTGCTTGATGATAATACCGACAGCGGATCTTTTAAGAATGGTATTTGGTCTCAAGGGCCCGATCCTACTGTTGGACAAGTTAATAGCTATTGCATAATAATTACCAAAGATAATCAAATTCAGTTATGGTTTAAAACAACTGGTATACTTTGGGAGACTGTAATAAGTGGTACAAATAACAAGTTAACAGTAATTAGTCCACATTATCAAGTACCTAATTGGACTAGTGGAACTCCAAACAAGAGTGTTTGGGTTGTAACAACTAAAGAAAATAACGGTGCTAATTGGAGTGTAAAACGTTTTAATAGTTCTTCACAGGGTTGGGATACGCTATCTGCTCCAATTTATCCAAGTCTTCCAGCAGCGATTAAGACACTAGATCCAGTTGGTGGAAAAAATATACCAGTAGGAACATTGGCGTTTGAGAGTAATTGGAATAAAAATATAGGCGAAACTGCAAGTTTTAAACTATGGAGACGTGCTGTTACTGGACCATTATCAATCACCAATGATGGAACTCCGTACAAAACAAATCTATGGTATGATCGTGCTACTAATTCTCCAGGTGATAATTACCTTAGTACTGCATCTTTTACTATTAGATATACCAAGGCTAACTCAACAACCTGGAATACATCTACCACATATTATTCTGCGGGAAATATTAGTACTATAATTATAAGACCATCAGCTTATGGTTATAACTCTTCAACAAGTATTGCATCATTAATTGCACCAGCAATAACAGCAGCAGGAATACCTGAGATTACAGCCTCATATAATGTGTCCACTGACCAAGTAACAATTACTCATTTATTAGGCGGTGATTTTGAACTAACAGATACTTCTCTAAATACTGTATACAATGGAACTGGAAACTATCCTATTACATATTCTGGATTTAGTTCAACTACTGATAACGTAATTGATGAGCCTTCTACTGATAGTAATGGTCTAAATACAGTTTTAGCATCAGGTTGGGCACCTTTATCTTTTAAAGCTACTGCCGGAACACCTTATACTATTCCAGCAGACGGAACACTATGGTATGATTCTGTACACGACGAAGTAGATATTCTATACCATAATGGTACAACGTGGATTGGATATCGTAATGCATTTCCAACTACTGATGCTAATGGACCGATCGTGTCAGCTACTGAACCACTTACTCAATCAAATGGTACTACTTCATTGAAGACTGGTGACATTTGGATTTCTACAGCAAACTTAGAAACATATGGCAAAGACATTTATGTTTATAGCACCACTGCTGGATGGGTAGCACAAGATGTTACTGATCAATCAACAAGCAACGGTTGGTTATTTGCTGATGTACGTTGGGCCACCACAGGAACATCATTAACTTCTAGCGACATATATGCGTTGATTAGAAGTAATTACTTGGATCCAGATGCACCAGATCCTGCTATCTATCCAAGAGGAATGCGTCTATGGAATACTCGCCGCAGTGGATTTAATGTTAAGAAATACGTTTCTGGACATATTAATATCCATGCAAATAGTGGATTAAATCCTCGCTATCCATATGGAGCAGGAGAATTAATGGATGCCACCGGAAACGAATACGCAGCAGATCGTTGGGTAAGTCAACATAATGTTGCAGCCGACGGATCTGGTGTATTTGGACGTCATGCACAAAGAGCACAAATAGTACAAGCATTTAAATCAAGTATAGATACAAATGCAATTATTAGAGATACAGATACTGTTAATTTTAATTTAATGGCCACTCCTGGATATTCAGAAGCTATACAAAATATGGTTGCACTTAATGTTGATCGTGGTCAAACTGCATTTATCGTCGGTGATACACCGTTCCGTTTACAGCCAACTGGAACAGAGATAAGCAACTGGGGATTAAATACTGCCCAAGCAGTTGACAATGGAGATGATGCAGCAGTTACATACGACGAATACCTAGCATTGTACTATCCAAGCGGTTATACAAATGACAATACAGGAAATTATATTGTTGTTCCACCTAGCCACATGATGCTACGTACAATCATTAACAGTGATGCTAAGAGCTTCCAATGGTTTGCACCAGCAGGTACACGCCGAGGTGGAGTTGATAATGCTACATCAGTTGGTTATATCACTGGAGAAGGCGAATTCAAGTCTACTCCACTTTCACAAGGAATACGCGATGTAATGCAAAGTCCTAGCACTAAGGTTGCGATTAATCCAATTGCAACATTGGCTGGAGTAGGAATTGTAGCCTACGGTCAACGTACTCGTGCAAAGAATGCAAGTTCATTAGATAGAATTAATGTTGTACGTTTAGTTTGCTATCTACGTAGACAATTAGATGTTCTTTCAAGACCATTCTTGTTTGAACCTAACGATGCACAGACACGTCGCGAAATTAAAGCAGCAGCAGAAAGTCTAATGCTAGAGTTGGTAGGCCAACGTGCATTGTATGACTACGTTGTGGTCTGCGATGAAACTAACAATACCGCTGCGAGAATTGATCGCAATGAGTTATATATGGATATCGCTATTGAGCCTGTTAAAGCAGTTGAGTTTATTTACATTCCTCTAAGACTGAAAAATACTGGTGACATCAAAGCTGGTCTATAATCGGTAAATAACATAGAATAAGGAGCATTTATATGCCAATTGCAAGTTTAAATAGATTTACAGTACCGTTACCGGCTGGTGCAGGCGCAACAACCCAGGGACTGTTAATGCCAAAACTATCGTATCGCTTTCGCGTTACGTTAGATCAATTTGGTGTAGGCGGTAAACAAAGCACCGAATTAACTAAACAAGTTATGACTGTAAGCCGTCCGGATATTACATTTGATGATATGACATTAGATGTTTACAACAGTAGAATTAAATTGTTCGGCAAGCATAAGATCGGCGATGTTAAATTTAAAGTCAGAGATGATGCCAGCGGTGTTGTTTCTAAGAAAGTTGGCGAACAGATGCAGAAACAGTTTGACTTCTTTGAACAAAGCGGTGCAGCAAGTGCTGTTGATTACAAATTTAGAATGCGTGTTGAAATTTTAGACGGTGGTAATGGAGCATATGAACCAGTAACACTTGAAAGCTTTGAGTACTTAGGTTGCTATATCAAACAAATTACCTATGCAGGTGGAGATTATACTAAGAACGATCCACTAGATATTGATATGACTATATCCGTTGATAATGTAATTCAACTTGAAGCACCAGGCGGAGCCGCAAGCGGAATTGGACTAGACGTTGGTAGAGTTGTTCGTGAGAATAAGAACCAAGGGCTAGCTACTGGTTAATAACTATTAACTATAAAGTTGAACCTGGATTTATCCAGGTTTTTCTTTGACTAAATATTAATATGACTTCACAACATTTTCAAAATTTTGTAACCAACGGAACTGGCAACACAGTTATGAAAGACTTTCAACATGCAAATAGATTGTATGTTAATAATGGCTTTGCAAGAGCACCCAAAGTTGGATTTTTATATTTTGTAAGATTTAATATTAATAAAGATGCAATAATAGACAAAACATGGAATGAAAAGAGTGTCAATAGCGTAGGATTACTGGCTAAAAAAGCAGATCTTCCTAAATTTACAATTGCCACAGAAACAATAAATCAATATAATAGAAAAACCATAGTACAAAAGAGTATAAGTTATAGTCCTATTAATATAGATCTACATGACGATAATTCAGATATTACCCACTCACTTTGGGAAAACTATTACAAACATTATTATGTTGATGGATTTCAATCTCCGGCTGCATATGGTGATACAAAATATGGAGAGAAAGATTACAATTATGGTAGATATGATTCGTTACATAATCAGGGCAGCCGATCAAATACAAAACCAGTATCTGAAAAGTTCTTTGAGTCAATTGACATTTATGTATTACATCAAAAGAATTTTACCAAATACACGTTAGTTAATCCTAAAATCAAAGATTGGAAACACGATCAAGTTGACCAATCATCGGGCAATAAAATGTTACAAAATAGTATGACCGTTGAATACGAAAGTGTATTTTATAAAAAAGGTGAACTTAAAAAAACTGGTGACAATTATATGGATTTAACTTACTATGATCAAACACCAAGTCCACACACTATTGGCAATGATGGATATGAATATCGTAGAAGCTCTACTGCATTTGATGACCCATTAAAAACACAGACTTTTGGAGTAAAGAATAGACCAGGCGAAGCTGGATTATTGGCGCAACTTGGAACAACTGTACTTAAAAATTATATAAATCAAAACGGACTTACTAGACAAACATCTACCGCATATAATATTGCAGGTAGTGCTTTAACTGCTGCGTTAAGTTCGGGCCCAGGCAAATTTGGAGCCGCCGGTCCTGTAAATGACTATGCCGAAACACCGGGTAATCAACCCGGAGTGTTTAACTTGTTTGGCGGCGTTAAAATTGATTTATTTAAAGGATTTAATGTCAGTGTTGACGGTATTACTAGAGCCAATCCAGCATCACTATTATTTCGTAGAGGTTAATGATGGCAACATATTCTAATTTACCACCAGCTGATATTGCACAAACAAATGCTACGTTGAACGCATTTGATAATTATTATTCACAACCAGTTGAATTAAGTTCATCAGTATTAGCAGCAATGAAGGCATACTTTACCAATAGAGGGTTTGGCGAAGTATCTGCAGAGTCTATTTCTATAACCATAATGACACAGGCCAAGCAGGATGGTTATAATCCTATGCAAATATTAGACACACTTAAAGGTCTTAACAATCTTCAATTGTCTGGTATAGTGTCAGAAGTATTAAATTATAATAGATTTAAATCTAGTAGTTTAGGTTATGCACAAACATTTATATCTAATCCAGAAATACAAAGAACTATCATAGACGGTTATTCTACAACCACACTACCATCCACTATAGTTACTGATGAGAGTGGAGAATTATTAGCCGACGAGCTTAGAGAATATTTAACAACGGAATAATTAATATGCCAAAAATTACACAAATAACAACTACACCGACTATTGCTGACGAATCTACTTTTGTTGTAGTTAATGAAGGTCTTGTACGTAGATATTCTTATCAAGATTTTAAATCCAATCTTTCAATAGTTGGAAACGGTGGTACACAAGGTACGCAAGGTGCCCAGGGGCCGGACAATAGTACGCAAGGTACGCAAGGTACGCAAGGCCCTTCGGGAATAACAACCTATACAGCAATTCTCAATAGTTATGTTGGTAGTACACGAACTGCCGCTGCTAAATTTAGCGAGATACGTAGTGTTAAAGATTTTGGTGCCATAGGTGATGGTGTTACGGATGACACTTTGGCAATTCAGAAAACCATTGATGCTTTATCTAACAGCACCAATGGTGGCACGGTATTCTTACCAGCAGGCGCCTACAAGATCACTGACAATCTTACAATAACATGGCCGTTGGCAACCACTGATCAAGATGTACCTAGCGGCAGAGTTGTCATTAAAGGCGAAGGATCTAGTATATCATTTATCTATGATTATCGATCAGATACTATTGCTAATACTCCTGGCAATGGAGCAATTGCTATGACTACAACTGGAACCGGTGGGCAAGGCGCCAGATACTTTACTATGGATATGGGTGGATTTACTATAATTAAAAAGATTAATGCAACAACGATAGGTGATGTAGGTGGCGAATTAGGCTACACAAATTTAGGAACAGGCGTTGGTCTTAGTTTAATCGGAATTCCTGGTGGCGGATTATTTCACGACATTCGAATTAGAGGACATTATGCTGGAGTTAAACTAGATGATAGTCTAGGATTATCATTTTCTAATATTCAGATTTTTGGAACAAATATTGGTATTCTTGCTGGCATTACTAGTTTTTCCGAACCAACTTCTACTCATTTTTTAAATTGTGCTCTAGTGGCGTGTAAAGCATTTGGATATATGTTCCAGGGAGGCACAATTAAAATTGACGGCGGATTCCTACAGACCTGTGGCGTTGTCAGCGGCAGTGATCAAGGAATAGCCGGCGCAATTTATCATAGACAAACAGACTTTTTACCAAACCAATTAAACGTTATTGGTACGTATTTTGAAAATAATCGCGGCGAGGCAGATATATATATTCATAACACTGCCACTTCACTTGCTACTGTTGTTAATAATATATCTAATTGTATGTTTGCTCGCCCTGATCACAGTGCTGATCCAGCTCCAATTGTTGGATATGTTCAAAATATGATATATGTAAATAATCAAAATAGTGATCCAAATGTAAAGATTATAGTTAATGTTACAGGCTGCGGGTTTAAGAGTTATCCTCCTTATCCAGCAGATAGTGGACGTAAATATATTAGCACAAGTGGATCTAATATTATTATGAATGCGTCTGCGTTGACTAATTTATACTACGATCCTACAGAAACTCCAAGTTTTTAAAAATGAGTTTAAAATTTAGTCAGGGTGTCTACCAAGTAAAAAATATTGAAAAATATATTGGCAGTAAACCTCCCTATTGCCGTAGCAGTTGGGAAACTACATTTTGTATGTTCTGTGATAATAATCCCAGTATACAAGAATGGGCCAGCGAACCTGTAAAGATACCTTATAGAGATCCACTAACGGGCAAAGCTACAGTATATGTTCCTGATTTCTTAATTTCTTACATTGATAAGCATATGAAAAAACACGCAGAACTTATAGAAATTAAACCTGCCAATCAAATGCTCAAAGAACGTGTGGGTAAAAATCCCTACAATCAAGCACAGTTTGTTAAGAATCAAGCCAAGTGGGCTGCTGCTGGAAAATGGTGTCAACAGCAGGGAATTAAGTTTAGAGTCCTCAACGAGCACGATATTTTTTCCAATACTAAAAAATCTAAATAAGTAAGTATATGACTAAAAAACTTGAAGACCTCTTAGATTTACCAAATACAGTAGACACTGTAATGATGCCCACTACAGTGGATGCCGAGCCTGTACCTACTATCGATATTGAAGATAAATTGGAAGAATTTGACAAAATATCAGCCGCCCTGCCTAAAGTAAAAGGGCTAGGCGATATCAGCGATGCTGAATTTGATGAACTTGCTGCTAAAGCAGAACAAGCCTATGATGATCTAATGGACTTGGGTATGAATGTAGAAGCAAGATACGGCAGCAGAATGTTTGAAGTTGCAGCATCTATGCTGACTGCTGCAATTACTGCAAAAAGTGCTAAAATTGACAAGAAATTGAAGATGATTGATCTACAGATTAAGAAATTAGCTGTGGATAAGAAGCACGGAAACGAAGGCGAAGGCAATACCGTAAACGGCGAAGGGTACATCCTTACAGACAGAAATAGCATACTTGCTAAGTTAAAAGATTTGAAATCTTAATAAATAATACTATGAAAACATTTACTCAATACCTATCCGAGTCTACTAAAAAGTATGACTTCCGTGTGAAAGTTGCCGGGGAGTTTACAACTGAGCAAGAATCATCAATGAAATCATTGTTGAGCAAATACGCAGTTAGCGGCTTTAAAAAGACCGGTACTACTCCTATCCAAACATTACCATTAGACTTTCCTCAGGTTAAAAACTGCGAAGTAAGTATCTATGAAGTTAGTTTAGATTATCCTACAACACAACAAGAACTTACAGAATATCTAAGTTCCTCATTGGGAGTGGGTAAGAGTCATCTTGTAGTACGTAGCCCATTTGAACACACTGAAGAATATCAGCATATTGAAGAGCCACGTAAAGGTGCATTGTTAGACGATCCTAACTACGCAGAAGCCGGTAGTCCTAAATTTGAAGATTACTATGGCGATAAGTACAACAGCGGTTTTGTTAAAGAATTAAATGATATTCTTAAACTTCAACGCAAAGCCCGTGGAGAAGAAATCCCCACAGAAGGTGCAGCTAAATTTAACACTGACACCGATGAAAAGCAACCGAGCCTGTTGAAATTTCAGGCCGAAGACCTAAGGAAATAATTATGCAAATGATCGATGTAATGAAGCGTTTAGCTGAACTTGATAGTAAAAATCCTACTATCGTTAAAGAAAATCAACAGGTAGAAGAATGCGGTATCATGCCTGAAATGGGTATGGGTATGCCTATGGACAAGCCAGCAATGCCAGCAAGTATTAATATGACAGCAGGCAGCGGCGAAGAACTCAGCGATATGCTTGCTACCATTATGCAATTAGCAGGTGTTAAACAACACGGTGCCGAAGAGCCAATGAGTGCCGAGCCAGCAGTAGCATTAACTGCTGAACCAGAAATGGGCAGCGATGCTACATCTGATATGCGTTCTATGATTGACAAATTAAATCCAATGGATGGCGACGATCAAGGTGGTGATGATGGCGTTAGCGTAGCACACGGTGATGTTGACAATGACGGCGATCACGATATGGCCGATCACGAAGCAGAAAAAGATGAAGAAGAAACAGACGAAGGACAGTATGATAATAGCCCTTCTGACCCAACTAAGCCACCTCCTTTCAAAGCTAACCAATTTGCCCACCAGGAAAACCAACCTGGACAAGGTGATAGAATGGATGGCAATATGCCTAAGGCCACAATGGAACAACAATTGATGGCTGATTATAAGAATTTTATCTCTGAAAACAATTAATCAAAACTTAGAACGTAGTTCAAATAGCCTCTTCGGAGGCTATTTTTTTCATTAAATAAGATTATGGGATCAAAAAACTTAGACGGGCAACTGGTAAAAAAAGCTCACAGCACACAAAAGTTTACAGAACAAGATATTGAAGATCTATTACAATGTTCTGACCCTATTAATGGTCCGCACTATTTCTTAGAGCATTTCTTCCACATACAACATCCTATTAAGGGTAAACTATTGTATGAGCCATTTGATTATCAACGTAGGTTAATAGATAGCTATCATAACAATCGCTTCAACGTAAATCTACTTCCTCGCCAAACTGGTAAGACAACCACAGCAGCAGGATATTTACTCTGGTTCGCTATGTTTGTTCCAGATAGTACTATTCTTGTAGCAGCGCATAAGCATACAGGTGCCCAGGAAATTATGGCACGTATTAGATATGCCTACGAATTATGTCCTGATCATATTAGATGTGGTGCCACAAGTTATAACAAACAAAGTTTAGAATTTGACAATGGTAGCCGTATCATAGCTCAGACAACCACAGAAACAACAGGTCGTGGTATGTCATTATCATTACTCTACGCAGACGAGTTTGCGTTTGTACCACCTAACATTGCCAGTGAATTCTGGACTTCAATATCACCTACACTATCAACTGGTGGTAAGGCAATTATTACAAGCACGCCTAACAGCGACGAAGATCAATTTGCACAGATCTGGAAAGAAGCAAACTATCAATTCGACGAACACGGTAATGAGCAAGATGTAGGACGTAATGGTTTTGCACCATTTAGAGCATACTGGCATGAACACCCCGATCGCGACGAAGCATGGGCATCGGAAGAACGTGGACGTATTGGTGAAGAACGTTTCCGTCGTGAGCACGATTGTATAGCTGGAAACTCTTATATAACTGTTAAATGGCCAGATGGAAAAATAAGAAAAATATCAGTTGAAGAATTGAAAAATATTTTAAGTTCATAATATTTGACGAAATGATAAATAATATTATGAAAACTCACAAACATCATATTATACCCAAGCATGTTGGTGGAACAGATGAGCAATCCAATCTTGTAGAATTATCAATAGAAGATCATGCCAACGCTCACAAAATTTTATATGAAACACACGGACGTTGGCAAGATAGAGTAGCATGGCTCAGTTTATCTGGAATAATGAAGGACGAAGAAAGAATATATGAAATATTAAAAAACTCCAATCCTGGAGGATATAAACATACAGAGGAAACTAAACAGAAATTATCAGAAATGCGATTGGGTGAAAAAAATCCAATGTATGGAAAAACAGCACACAATTACGGGAAAAAACGACCAGGTGTTGGTGGTAGAAAAAAAGGAACAGGCTGGTCTGATAAAGAACGAAAAACACAAGAATTAGTTAGAGCTACACCCGGATATTATGAATTTACTAAAGATCCTGCTAGAAATAAAAAAATCAGTGACTCTAAAAAAGGAACAATTGGAAATGCCAAGGGAAAAACTTGGTATAATAATGGAACTACAGAAACTTACAAAGATTATTGCCCCGAAGGATTTATGAAAGGTAGACTACATCGTTTACAAATAGGAAAAAGAGGAATGAAATGGTATAACAATGGAATTAATAATAGACAATTTAAAGAAAATACTCAACCAGAAGGATACCAATGTGGAAGAATTACTAAAAAATAGTTTAGGATTGCAGGTTCTTACAGACACTGGATGGAGTAATTTTGAAGGATTACTACTCAAAGGATTTAGAAAAACTGTTGAGGTAAAAACACAAACTCGATCTATTATCTGTACACCCGATCATAAATTCTTTGACAAACAATTTAACCCAATTGAGGCTAAAAAATTAAAACCAGGATCGAGAATAAAAAACAATTTAGGAATTGATCAAGTAGTTTCTATTACGTTAAAAAATACAGAACCTGTCTACGACTTATATAATGTTGAAAAAAATCATAGATTTTATGCTAACGATATATTAGTAAAAAATTGTGAATTCTTGGTATTTGATGAAACATTGATCAACAGTATGAAATTAGCCACTTTAGATGGTAGCAAACCTATAATGAATATGGGTGAAGCACGTTGGTATAAAAAGATTAACCCGCAATCAACTTATCTTGTTAGTCTCGATCCAAGTTTAGGCACAGGAGGAGATCCTGCTGCTATACAAGTTTTAGAAATACCCAGTTTTGAGCAAGTAGCAGAATGGCAGCATAATCTAACAGTTATACAAAGTCAAGTACGTATAATGCGTGATATTTGTACCTACATTAATGACGAATGTACCAACAGAGGAGCAACATCCAGCATATACTACAGTGTAGAAAACAATAATATAGGTGAAGCTGCATTAGTTGCTATCAACGAAATTGGTGAAGAAAGCATCCCTGGATTGTTCCTCAGTGAACCTATTAAGAAAGGTCATGTACGTAGATATCGCAAGGGATTTAACACCACACATTCTGTTAAAATCAACGCCTGTGCCAAGCTAAAATACTTAATTGAAAGCGATAGATTAAAGATACATTCTCGTGCTTTTATCAGTGAATTAAAGACATATGTGGCAAAAGGACTGAGTTTTGAAGCTAAAGTAGGCGCACATGATGACCTTGTTAGTGCTATGTTGCTGGTAATTCGTATGACATTAGTACTGCAAGATTGGGATCCTGCTATCTACGATAGGATGCGTGAGGAGCGTGAGGACGAGTTTATCATGCCCATGCCCATCTATATTAGTTCCTAATTAAATAAATAATACTATGAAACCTATACAACTAATATCGCAAGATCTCTTTGACAAAGTCCGCAGCCGTTTTACTAATTTAGAAATGGGCGACGAAACAGGTGCAGTTACCATTGACCCAGCAGAAGCACGTTTCTTTGATTTTGACTTTGTTAACGAAGGGGTTGATCTTGGTCGTGTTAGTATGAGTTTAAATGATCTTGGCAGTTTGAAGATTTATTACAGCCAAGGCATTACAGAAAATCAAGATGATCACGCTACACAAATGTGGTACAATTTCCTTAAAGAAATGAGATTGTTTGCCATGCGTAGATTGCTGAGATTTGATACAAGAGACATTGCAAAAACTAATTTAGACAAGAATGATTTTCAACACTTGGCCGCAACACAAGGCCCTAAGGAAGAACCAGATATGAATACTATGAACGAAACTAAAAAAATTAAAAAGAGTGTGGCGGAAGGCTCGCATGAAGAACAAGTTGCAAGATTGGCCGCATATAATGAAAAAATGGCTGGTAAAAATCCACCAATTGAATTGGGTCTGCGAGAAGTAGGCAACTGGGCAAAAGTTGGTCACTATGGCGATCCTATCAAAACAGCCTGGCTCAATATAGCAAAATACGGAGTTAGAAATAATAGATTCAATAACTCAGTTGAAAAAGTAATGTCAGCAATTAGTGAATTCCCTGATCTTGAGGACGAAGTATACGACATGTATGATATTAACCAAGATGAAGTGGATATATTATATAATGCCTATGAAACAGTATATGACCAATGGGAACAATTACAAGGTCAGCAAGGTGTAGCGGAAGGCCTGCAAGAATCACGTTGGAACAATAAGAGTTCCAGAAAAACTAGCCGCGCAGTACAGGGCAAAACAGAAGTTATTGTACGTCACGCACACGCAGTAGAAGAAACATATCCAGGCGCACGTAGTCAGAGCAAAAACATCAAGGCAATTTTTATACAGAACGCAGACGGCGAACGTTTCAAGTATCCATTTATACACACAGCAGGTGCGTTCGCAATGGCACAACACGTAGATCACGGTGGTGTTCCACATGATCCAGCAGGCAAAGCAATTATTAAAATGAGTGAGAATATTGCAAAGTTAGGCGAATTCCAACGACATATACAACGTAGTTCCTTGCACGCCGATGCACATGGAATTGCAGAACGTGCCATAGGCCACATGAATGAACTTAAAACAAGAATCGCAGCATTAGGAAAACGCCATCATTATCAAGCATGGAAAGAAGAATTTGAAGCGTCAGGAATGGGTGAGCCTGCAGACGAAATGATGCTTGACGCAGTAACATTAGAAGATTACAAGAGTAAATTTACACAAACAAATTTCCAAGAAGAATTAGTTGGGTTCTTCCCACTACTACATAGCATCATGCGTGAAGCTAATACCGTTGACCTTGAAGAATATGTAGAGGAAGCAGCAGCACCTTGGGAAGACGAAGAAGCTGATGATAGTGAAAAAGACAAAGACGACCAAACAAATACCAAAGGTTCTGATGGAGCCGAACACGGTGGGCATTCAAGAGCAAGACACTTGGCAAGACAGGCAATTCCAAAAGAAAAATCAGCAGCAGAAAGCATCAACTCTTTTGAAGAATGGGCAGATTCTACAGAACAAGGCAAACTCACAGACGACCAAATGAATCATCTTAAGGCAGCAATTGAGGCATTACCACAGGGACCAAATGGACCACAATTAGACTCTGCGGTGGCTAATGATTTCTTTAGCGACCCAGAATTAGGCTTAACAGAATTACCAAATTTTGAAGAATTAACTCAGGCATTACAAGACGAAGAAGGACGCGATGAAGAAATTAGAGCAACTCCTTTACAATTATTCCAAACTTGGGCAAAAGAAAATAATCCAGAACTATTAGCATCATTAGGCATGACAGGTGCTGAAGAACCAGCACCTGCTCCAGAAGCACCTCCTGCTCCAGAGCCTGCACCCGAACAACCAGTAGCAGAAGGCAAGAGCAGTATGGTACACGAAGTAGCCAAGATTGTTAAGAGTTTTTATAACGCTGATAATGAAAGCGTTGGACCATTCCGTGCAGAAGAAAACATCGCATTGGATTGCAAAAAGCAAATTAGTGAGAAGTTTGGTGAGAAAGCCGGAGAACAAGCCTACGAAATGGCCGAAGCATTTATTAATAAACTTACACAAGAATGGCAACAAAAACACGGACAGATACAAAAACATAGTCCAGTTGATCAAGGCGACGGCCTAAGTGTAGATAGTTTGAAAGAAATATTAGGCAGAATTAAAAGTAAAGTAGAAGGTATTGGAAAACCAGAAATGGAAGAAAAAGATGAGTGGCATCCATCCAAACATGTCACTGATCCACAAAAGAAAAAAGAACTTGAACCTCATGATAAAGATGTCAAGCGTGGCAGTTATGCCGACCGCGCCAACTACTTAGATGCTGCCGGTGTTAAACGTGATACACAACAAGACGAAGGCTTTGTGGGCAATATGATTGACAAGGCTAAAGGTATGTTTGGAAAGACACCAGCAGCACCGGCCGCTCCAGCACCAGCAACAGGTAACAACGGAGCCCATGCCGATGGTAAGCCAAATTCTTGGATGGAACCAGACATGCGTAAGGACTTTGAAAATACAGAAATTTCTACTTTTCTCTTATATAACATTCGTATGATATATAGATGGGCTAAAGAAGGTCGTAACATACGCAATTATATTCAAGACTTGAAGAAATTAGAACACGAAAATATCAGTAAGCCAACAACAGCAGCAGCCTTTAAATTCATTATGGACAATCTTGCTAGTGGTGAAGTAACTGATCCTAAAATGATAATGCAAATAGCAGATAAAGCCCACACATTAATGGGACATAGCGATATTGAACAAGCAACTCGTGAAGGCGTAGACAAGAGCCAAGTTCCTGCGGTTATGCGTAAGGAAAAAGGCGGGGACTGGAAAATGTCCACTCAAGATTTAGAAAAAGAACGAGATCAAAGCAGAACAACCAAACCAGGTTTAGACGCACACAAGGCCAAACTAGGTATGAGTGAAGAGATTGCCGATATTATGAGATTGGTAAATCACAAAAAATAATTGGCAAAATTAAGCAGCCAAATAGGTTGCAATGATAAATAAAACTGTGTATAGTTAACGCTATGCACAGTTTTTCTTTTAGTCAGTTGGCTTTAAGAAAGCGGCATAATTAAAACATTTATTAAGGAAAAATCATTATGGCAACTTTAGCAGAAATTCGCGCAAAACTTCAAGCATCATCTCAACAAGGCGGCAGCAATGCAGGCGGCGGAGATAACGGTGTATTCCCCCATTGGAATATGCCAGAAGGATCAACTACCACAGTTCGATTCTTACCCGACCAAGACCCAAACAACACTTTTTTCTGGATCGAACGTGCAATGATCAAATTGCCTTTCGCTGGTATTAAAGGTGAAACAAATTCCAAACCCGTTACTGTACAAGTTCCTTGTATGGAAATGTGGGGCGAGACTTGTCCAGTATTGACAGAAGTCCGTCCATGGTTCAAAGATAAATCTTTGGAAGATATGGGTCGTAAGTACTGGAAAAAGAAATCTTATCTATTCCAAGGATTTGTCACTGACAGCAAACTTGTAGAAGAAGGTAAGACACCTGAGAATCCAATCCGTCGTTTCATCATCGGCTCACAAATCTTCAATATCGTTAAAAACGCATTAATGGATGCTGAGATCGAAGAACTACCTACAGACTATGTTCGCGGTCTTGACTTCAAGATTGCTAAAACTAGCAAAGGTGGTTATGCTGACTATTCTACTTCTACTTGGGCTCGTCGTGAACGTGCTCTTGCTGAAATGGAACAAGCAGCAATTAAACAACACGGTTTGTTTGATTTGAAGAGCTTCCTACCTAAGAAACCAGGCGAAGTTGAACTCAAAGTTATCGCAGAAATGTTTGCAGCATCAGTTGATGGTGAAGCATACGATGGCGAGCGTTGGGGTCAATACTTCAAGCCAGCAGGCTTTGGTGGTAGTGGTTCAGCAACTGGTTCTACATCAGCACCAAAAGCAGCGCCAGCACCAGCAGCAGGTATTGAGGAAGACGACGTCCCTTTTGAACGTGCGGCAGCAACACCCGCTAAAGTGGTTGCAGAAGAAGCACCAGCTACAAGCAATGCAGGCAGCAGAGCAGCAGACATTCTTGCAGTAATCCGTAGTCGCCAACAAGCAAACTAAGGAGTAACAGATGGGAAAAGCATTTGATATTTCTAAGTTTAGAAAGTCAATTACTAAGTCCATTGACGGACTTGGTATTGGCTTCAATGATCCAACTGACTGGATCTCAACCGGCAACTATGCTCTTAACTATCTTATCAGTGGGGACTTCTTTAAGGGAATTCCTCTTGGTAAGGTAACTGTGTTTGCTGGTGAATCCGGCGCAGGTAAATCTTATATCTGTTCTGGAAACATTATTCGACACGCACAGGAACAAGGCATATTTGTTATTCTTGTTGACAGCGAAAACGCCCTTGACGAAAAGTGGTTAATTGATCTTGGTGTTGATACCAGTGATGAAAAACTACTTAAACTTAATATGGCTATGATTGATGATGTGGCTAAAACCATTTCTGAATTCATGAAAGAATACAAAGTTATGCCTGAGGAATCACGTCCTAAGGTGTTGTTTGTAATTGATAGTTTGGGTATGTTGTTGACTCCTACAGACGTTAATCAATTTGAAGCAGGTGAAATGAAAGGTGATATGGGCCGTAAACCTAAAGCACTTACATCACTGGTTCGTAATTGTGTTAATATGTTTGGCTCGTGGAATGTTGGATTGGTTTGTACCAACCATACATATGCAAGTCAAGATATGTTCGATCCAGATGACAAAATCTCAGGTGGACAAGGCTTTATCTATGCAAGCTCTATTGTAGTTGCGATGCGTAAATTGAAGTTGAAAACCGACGAAGATGGTAATAAAACTACCACTGTTAACGGTATTCGTTCAGCTTGTAAGATTATGAAAACACGTTACTCTAAACCTTTTGAATCAGTACAAGTTGAGATTCCGTACTCAACTGGTATGAGTCCATTCAGTGGTTTAGTTGATTTATTTGAAGCCAAGGGTAAGTTGAAGAAAGAAGGCAACAGTCTTGTTTATGTAACTAAAGATGGCGAAATTATCAAACAATTCCGCAAGGCATGGAACAGTAATGACAAAGATGGATTAACCATAGTTATGGCTGAGTGGGATGATACTATTGTGCCTGTAGAGGCAGTGGAAACAGAGGAAGCATAAAATGGAAGAAGATCAAATTATCGGTGTATGGGACACTTTTAAAGATTATGTCCCTGAAAAAAATCGAGATGCCGCAGCATCACATTTTGTAGAATTTATAATTGGACAAGATGTTGAATTATCAGTTCTTGAATCAGTTATAGGATTTGATCCACATCTCGACTCTGCTATCCAACTCGTTGTTGAAGAATTTAAAGACGAAGATCAGATAGACGACGATCTTGACTACTACGAAAACGAGGACTGATCGTGAATTGGTACAGCAAAGTAAGCAAGGATATTGCTCACTTGCCAGGCTGTATTGATTACTATTACCTTGAATTAGACACAGCAAGGGCAGAGGTTAAAATTCACGGAAACGTGGAAAAATCCTCTGCTGCTTTGCCTGGTCTTGTTGCTCATCGATTTAATCAACTTCAAGAAATTGAAGGTATTTTAGAATATCTAAACATCGAACTACGCCGCTTACGTTCCAAAACTTTTAAGAAATATTTGGAAAACTATCAACGTGCTCTTAGCAGTAGAGATGTTGAAAAGTATGTAGAAGGTGAGGCAGATGTGGTTGATATGGAAAAGATCATCAATGAGTTTGCACTACTACGCAATCAATGGCTGGGCATTATCAAGGGCTTGGATATCAAACAGTGGCAACTAAGTAATATTATTAAACTCCGAACAGCGGGTATGGAAGACGTTGTTATTTGACACAGAAAGGACTTGCGTCCTTTCTTATTTTGTAGTATAATAAATGTATCATGTATATTGAAGATTTACTCCACACATTGATGTACTCTGTTAAGACCAATCGTTATGATTCAACGTTGGTCCAGAGTTTCTATGAGCAAATAAATTACAAAAGTTTGGGTTTCACAGAAAAACAAGCTACCATAATGCTGAAAATCTCAAAAGCATACAAACAACAGATCTGTACACATCTTGGTAAAGATATAACTCCATTATTGGACAATCCACAATTTAAATTTAGTATCAGAACTATCAGTATGGTAAAACATATCTCTGTAATTCCTAATACTAACAATACCAAATTCATTATGGTGAAATTTCCCTATGATGAAACATTGGTTAAAGATATAAAAAGTGTAAGACAGAAATTTATATCCGCTGAATGGAATCAAGATGAAAAAGCCTGGGTTTTTTCCTTAGAAGGATTGACTGTTGAATATTTTAGTGCATACGTTATCTCCAAGGGATTCACTGCGGATGACCAATTTAAAGGATACATGGAGCAAGCCCTGGAAATTACCAACAATGTTGAAAAATATGCTCCTATGCTAACCATTGAGCAAGGAATGCCTAAAATTATCAATATTCCTGCTCATGTTCCGCAACCTAATAGCACAGACATTGTTCAATCATTGTTTGAAGCAAGACGTGTGGGTGTTACTACCTGGGATCATTTAATTGATAACGTCCTACTTGAATCCAATCAATCCTCTTTGATTAAAAATTTCATAAAATCTGAGATAGGTGAGGCATTTTCCATAAATTTAGAAGAAAATTCAATTTTAGATTTGAAACCCATTGTGAAGCATTTGTTGCCCTGCATCGTTACTGTACCAGGTGGTAATGAATTAAGCAAAATGCAACAAGCATTAGAATTGTTAAAAGACATCGGTATTGAAAATCAAGAAATTAGTGTTTTATTCCGCTTGCCCAACGAAACAGGTGGTGAATTTAACAAATTTGTCAAAGAAGAAAAATTAAATTCTCCTGTATCTGAAACAACCAAAGTAGTAATCCTCAGTGGAAAACTTCCTAAGCCATTGTTTGAATCTGAACTAAAATTTAATTGTGTGTTGAACTTTAATTTCTACAATGTTCACTATACTCTTGCTAATTTTATGAAAAACAAGCATAATGTTATTAACGTGTTAGCAGATAAAAAACAAAAGACCCTACTATTTTGAGCACCTGTAAAGTTATCATTAAAGATGAAGTAAATGTTAAGATTGATAATTTAGATCTTGACACTCGCAAAGCATTGGTTAAAAAATTCAAGTATGAAGACCCTACTGCCCGCTTCAGACCCAGCTTCAAATTAGGTCGGTGGGATGGCAGCATCAGTTTTTTTGGTCTCGGTGGATCAACTTATCTAAGTATGCTCGGACCAGTGTTAGAGTACCTTGAAAGCAAAAACTACTACATTGAAGTTGAAGATCTCAGGACCAGCAGTGCCCTGGAATTTCCTGAAATTTCTGAGGATTTTTGGGGTGATTTATGCTGGCCCAAAGGACATGTTCAGGAGGGGCAACTTATCCGTATGCGTGACTATCAATGCGACGTTGTAAATAATTTCTTGAAGAATCCCCAGTGTTTACAGGAAGTTGCCACTGGTGCAGGTAAGACAATTATCACCGCAACTTTGAGCAAAATCTGTGAAAAATATGGTCGAACAATAACCATTGTTCCTAACAAAAGTTTAGTGGAACAAACGGAAGAAGACTTTATTAATTGCGGATTAGACGTTGGTGTGTACTACGGAGATAGAAAAAATCTCAACAAAACCCACACTATTTGTACCTGGCAAAGTTTGAATATTTTAGACAAAAAATCACAAGACAATGACGAGTTATTGACCTTGGCAGAATTTCTAGACGGTGTGAGCACAGTCATAGTTGACGAGGTACATATGGCCAAAGCCGATGTATTGAAGAAATTATTGACTCAGAATCTCGCCAATGCTCCTATACGTTGGGGATTGACCGGAACCATACCAAAAGCCGATCATGAGTATCAAGCATTGCGGGCAAGTTTGGGAGATGTTATTCATCACATATCTGCACATGAATTACAGGCTCGCGGTGTGTTGAGTAATTGCCACGTTAATGTTGTACAAACAGCTGAGTGGAAAGAATTTGGAAGTTATGCAGAAGAATTGAAATATCTTGTCACTGATAGCACTAGGATGACCTATATCAGCAACATGATTCGCAATATTGCAACATCAGGAAATACCTTAGTCTTGGTTAATAGAATTGACTCTGGTAAATTTATTATTGAACAAATACCAGAGGCGGTGTTTGTTTCAGGTGAAGTTAAATCTACAACAAGAAAAGAAGAGTACGATGAAATTAAAACTGCTGATAACAAGATTATTGTGGCGACTTTTGGTGTGGCCGCTGTGGGTATTAATATCCCTAGGATTTTTAATCTGGTTCTTTTGGAACCCGGAAAGAGCTTTGTTAGAGTTATACAAAGCATTGGGCGAGGTATTAGAAAAGCTGACGACAAAGACTTCGTCCAAATCTGGGATATAACTGCTTCCGCCAAATACGCTAAACGTCATCTGACAGAGAGAAAGAGGTTTTATAAAGAAGCCAAATACCCATTTAATATTGAGAAAGTAAAATACCTATAATGCAGATTTTAACATTGAACAACGAGATTTTTTATCTCAACGACTTACCAGAAGAAGTAGATGAAGATCTAAGATTTGCTGTATTGGATAATAGTGATAATTCGAACCCTGACTATTTCTTCATTCCACTTATATTCTTGGAGAGCTTTACCGGGCCAGCAGCCGTACTAAAAATTGGACCACACGAACTTACCATGCCCTTGGATTGGTGTGCCATTGTTGGCGATCCTGAAGGTCCTGAAATGGAAGTGCTTCCATTAACAAGTTTAAATGATCGTGGATTTAGAACATTCTGCTTTAATCCATTGAGCAGTTTTAGACCAGAGTTTCATGAGATTGATATCATTGATGTTTATCAAGATGTTAAATGGTATTTTCCAAAGATGAAGCCTGGACAACTATTATGCACACCATTGGAAACAGGGCCTAAACCAACCTGTGCATATTTTGTCAAAGAAGTTAGTCGTCAAAGTGAATTGGTAGATTATACAAGGTGCTGGTAAATGAAAAGCTGGTTTATTAAAAATTGGAATTTATCATATAGCGAAAAACTTAAAAATTTTCCTTCAGTTAATTATACAAGTTTACGTGAAAGCGTTGACCGTAGAAAATTTATGCAGGATCAATTTGATCACTTTGGAATAACTAAAACATCTGTATATCAAACTGAAAGATATACAGAAATTTCTGATTACGTTAAATGTACAGGAACTGGAGTAGTAAACGATGCTGTAACTTCACAACTAGGAACTATGATTTCTCATTTAAATCTTATGAGAAATTGGTATGTATCTACTAACGAAGACTATGCTATTTTTTGTGAAGATGATGTTAGTTTTGAAAGTATCAAATATTGGAATTTCACTTGGGAAGATTTTGTTGAACATCTTCCTGAAAATTGGGAATGCATACAATTAACAAAAGTAATGGTTCCGTGTGATGCTGGATGTAAAGGTAGTAAAGAGTTTAATCTTAAATTAACTTGGGGCAGATGGTGGGGCGCTTACTCATTAATGAAACGATCATACGTTAAAAAAATATTAGATAAAACTTGTATAGGATATAATGAATATTGTTTTGATATAATATATGGAGATATTGATTATGAACCTATTATTGAAAATTTATTATATATAGGCATGGCAACAGTTTATAATTTTCCTATGTTAGTCGAACAACGTGAATTTAATACAACTTTCTTTTACAAAAACGAAACAGCAACTACATCACAAGAATGGTCACATCATTTTGTATTAGAAGAATGGCAGACTAATGGAAAAACTTTAGATCTTGATTACGCAATGAGAATAAATTAAAATGAATATATTTGAAAGTCCGGACGGTGGCAAAACTATATATCAACGTGAATCACCATACACCGCTGAACGTAAATTAGTCAAAGAAGATTTTTCAATTATATCAAGAATAAAAGAACGGCAGTTGTGGGATGATATTCGACAAGCGGCTATGACCAATAATACTTTACATGAAGCCATGGAACGTGTTAAAGTAATATACTACCTGAGCAAAGATAATGGCAACAGCAAAACTTGATATCAAACGTGAACTCAATGCTGTAGATCGTAAGACCTACAACTTCTACGACAATCTCACTGACGAGGAACGTAAAGCATTTAGTCCTTATATCTTAATGCGATATACAGCCAGCGTTCAAGGCGATAGAGATACACAAGAATGGTTCCTTGAAATGACTAATGAAATGGTTAATAAAAATCATTGGGATCTCAGTAAGAATCATAAGGCTTTATTGTGGAAATTATTTGCCGGAGTAGGCACCGGCGCCACTGCTTATCATCCATACTTGGCGGCAGGTAAGAAAGAGAAAGCCAATAAGATTGAAAAATTATTGTGCGAACTTAATCCAGCAATGAAGATGGCAGATATTAAACTAATGGCCAAAATGATGGATAAGAAAGACAAAGAAGAACTATTTGATAAAATGGGGTTTGATAAGAAACAACGGAAAGAATACGAATGAGTTCTTTAGGTGGCAATTTTAAAATGTTTAAATGGGTACCAGACGGCACCTATGACTATAGCGAATATTATGTAAGATATGTTATAATTAACTCTAACCCAATAATAGTTATTGCTAAAGAATGGTTAGACAAGGGTGGTCCAACAGATGTATCTGAATCATTACGTCAACCTTGGGGCGCATTTCCTAACTTTCCTCCTAAACCAAAAAAATGATTGATCTTGTAGAACAACCTTATACTTGCGTACATTGCGGCAAAAGTTTTATGAAAGATAAAACTTTGGTTGCCCATATGTGCGAACGCAAACGTCGTGCTCTACAGAAAGATGAGAAACGTGTACAAGCAGGCTTTATGGCATTTAATCGCTTTTGGCAATTGACGCAAAATGCTAAACAACCTAAGACCTATGATAACTTTGCTGACAGCAGTTACTATAATGCCTTTGTAAAGTTTGGCAGCTTCATTAATAATGTCAATCCACTTTATCCAGATAAGTTTGTTGACTATGTGATTAAGAGTGGTGTCAAATTGGATCACTGGTGTAGAGATGAACTCTACGAAAGATATCTGTTTGATATGCTTAAAACAGAACCTGTGGAAAGTGCTGTACAAAGAACTCTACAAAATATGATGGAATGGGGCGATGCAAACAATGCCAACTATGCACATTATTTTAATTATGTAAGTCTTAACAAAGCGGTACACGACATACTGAATGGTAAGATTAGTTTCTGGATGATACTTAATAGTACTCCTGGTAAAACTATGATTAGTAATATGAGTGATGAACAATTAATGATGATTGCTCCTGTGTTTGATGTTCCACATTGGATGAAGAAGTTTAAACAAAGTCCAGCAGATGTTGCATTGGTACAAGAAATATGTGCAGAGGTTGGAATAAAATGAGTGTAGATAATATTGGAAAATTTCTAAAGTATCATGATATGCAGGTCATTGATGATAACAAACGTGCCTATAAACATACACGTATGAATGTAAAATATTTTAACAACTTTGCTGACTATAACGAATTAACGGCAACGGATGCAATTCGATACGATACTGAAAAACTACTGACAGTAGAAATTACAGAGAGTGAGTTACAACGTATTGCAGACTTTGAAGCAGAAGTTTTTAATAACTTAAAAGAACACGGTCATTATAGAATGTTTGAACATATGACTCAATTAAAAGAACGTGAAAAATATCTTAAGAACAAATATCCAGCAGTGAAGAAAGCCTACGAACATTATAGTCTAATGTTAAAATTAGCAGAAAGTGGTGAACTATGAATATGCTCAAAGGTCAAAACAGCTATGACTCTACATCCACAGGTGCGGTGATTCCTTTCCTTAATAGAAACGTTACACCCTATGCCACAGAGGCAGGTGGTTTTAAATTTGATCTTGTTCCTGTTGAGAAGCAAAAAGATATTATGCTCAATGTTGGCAGAATGCATGCCGAACAAGAATATAATCGTATCATGGAATTAGTTCGAGTATTAGAAGGCCAAGCTCAGCAAATTAAACGTAGATTGGAAATAACCGATGCTGTTCATGCCGCTGAATATCAATTCCAAACATATCACGGACAAACATATTGGTTAGTATTTGAACGAGAAAAAAAGAAAACTATATTGGCAAAAAAAGGACCTAACGATTGGTCCAGTAGCGCACCAGAAGAATATGAATACATTGCAGCAGTGAAATGGTTAGGCGATCACACTTGGATAGAAGTAACAGAGGAACAACAATGAACATACCCAAAGAAGGCAGTAAATGGACCAGCATCAACGAAACATTCGTTGTTATCCATACAATTGAATTAGATGGACATACATGGATACACTATAGAAAAGAGACCAGCGGACAAGAATATAGTTGCTATGCAGAAAGTTTCTTAGATAGATTTACAGAAATACACAATGAAACAAAAGTTTATTGATCTATACATGGACTGGGCAGCTCGTACTGCTCAACTTAGCCATGCTCAACGACTACAGGTAGGTGCGGTGATCGTAAAGGATGACAGCGTGATTAGTTACGGTTATAATGGTACACCCGCAGGGTGGGATAATAACTGCGAGGACATAGTAAGTTATAATTTAGGCGAACCAATATTAAAAACTAAACCAGAGGTATTACATGCTGAATCAAATGCCGTGGCAAAATTGGCCAAAAGTACAAATAGCGGTATGGGCGCTACTATGTTCATTACCCACGCTCCATGTATGGAGTGTGCCAAACTTATATACCAAAGCGGTATTGGGCATGTTCTATATCGTAGTTCTTATCGGGATATTAGTGGCATCACGTTTCTTGAAAAATCCGGTGTAAAGGTTGAACAAATATAATGGACATTGATATAGACTTTCCTGATAGAAAAAAAGTGCTTGATATAATTAAGCATATTCCAGCACGGCTCGAAGATGGAAAGAAACATAACACAGGTGTCTATTGTCATAACATTCCCTATGACCCTATTAATGATACCGCAAGTTTAGATTATAAATCTGCAGAGGAACGTGGATACTTTAAGATTGACTTCTTGAATGTTAATGCTTATGCTGGTGTTAGAGATGAAGCCCATATCATTGAATTACTCAACAATGAACCATTGTGGGATTTGTTATATGAAAAAGATGTGTGCGATCAATTATTCCACGTTAATGGATATCACAACTTATTGGCTGAGTTAAAACCTACAAGTATTCTTGATCTAGCCAAGGTCCTGGCCATGATTAGACCGGGCAAGAAACATCTCATCCCAATATGCAAGGAACAAGGATTCCAGGCTATCAAGGATGAAATATGGACTAAAACTGAAGATGCCTATTTCTTTAAGAAGGCTCATGCTGTTTCCTATGCTAGTGTTATTGTGGTACAGTTAAATTTAATCTGCGAAAAAATTAGTTACGGTTATGGTTAACGAACTGCTCTCATTGATCGCACTAATTGTATTGATTTGCGTTTGATGCGTTTCTCAGCTATTTCACCAAGATTCACTGTGGGTCCAAATACTACTTCTATATCCTTACTGCTAAATGTTTTTATGTAAGGTCTGAACTTTTGCATCTCTTGCTTAAGAAATATGTTGATTGGTATTTTACGATTGCTTTCCCACCACCAAACTTCACCTAATTCTAAAAATATTACACGTTCCTGCTCATCTATTATCATAGATAAATCATAGATGCTGGAAACATAGTCATCGCAATTGACTACAATACCCACATATTCACGATCGTTGGACTTTAGACACGATATAAATGGGAATTTTTCCTGGAATTGGTTACTCATTGGGTTTTAAATAAATACATTATGCAAATTTTACCAATCTATTTATACGCAAACAAACTCGATGTTACACTAGATTTGGACGCTACAATCAGGGGAGTTAATCAGGTTATGTATCAACGAGACCTAACAGTACAAAAAGGAATTAAGAATCAAATTAGGATTCAATTCAAAAACAGCGACCAAAAACGTATATCCATCTCTACTAGCACTATATTTGTGTTTAGTATGTTTGATGCTATAAATCAACGTTTAATAGTGGAGAAGGACCTTGAAGTCCTCCCAGAAACTACTAGTACCAAAGGTATGGCATTGCTTACCCTTAACGAAAGCGATACCCTGGATCTTGATAAATCTAGCTATACCTATAGCGTGAAACAACAAGACACAGACGGAACTTATACACCGGCATATGCTAATACCTATTACGGTATGAACGGTACACTACATATATCCACTGACATTTATCCAGTATTACAGGATAGTACCACTGTTACTAGCTTTAATCCTACTTTTAATTCTAGTACAGGTTTGTACGAACATAAGAGCGGAAATATACACGCTAACCCTGCCTTTAATGGTAATACTGCATTGCATACCGTGGCATTTTATATGACTGCCTATAAAGGTACAGTTAATATCCAAGCCGCATTGGATAATAATCCTACAGGCGATCACAGCTATTATACCATTGTTTCCAAAGCCTATAATGGTAAATCTGGTGTGGATTATGTTAACTTTGATGGCGTGTTTACTTATATCCGAATTGTACATATTCCAGCCGCTGGCCCACCCCCTAATACTTCCAACGACACCCCTGGTTTCTTCGGTTCATTTGACAAGGTACTATATAGAAGTTAAAATAGTGCATGAATCAAATTCAGGCAGCACTACAGTCTTTACTACCCGCTAATCGAAAACTAACCACCGGCGGTTGGATAAGTTTCAACGCGGTTTGCTGCTCACATAGAGGCGATAGACCAGATACTAAGAAACGCGGTGGCGTGATGTTTAACGACGAAAGCTTCACCTACCATTGCTTTAATTGCGGATTCAAAGCAGGGTGGAGCCCAGGTAAACTACTCAGCAACAATACTAAACTATTATACAAATGGTTGGGCTTGGGCGATACGGATATCAGCAAACTAGGATTGGTAACTTTAAAATTTAAAGAAGATCAACCTCAGCTGAAAAAAACATTGGTCTTTGATCTAATGGAAAAACCATTACCTAACGAATGCCAAAGTATTACTAAATGGGTTGAACAAGATTGCCAAGACCCTGAGCTAATAGCTGTGATTGACTATCTACTCAATAGGGGTATGGAATACGATTGGTACAACTGGCACTGGAGTTCAGCACCCGGATTTAGAGATAGAGTTATTGTTCCATTCTATGATAAAGGTCAAGTAGTGGGCTATACAGGACGTAAGATCACAGATGGTAAACCTAAGTATCTTACTGATAGCCAAAGTGGTTATGTGTTTAACCTAGATAGACAGACCTACGATAGATCTTGTGTTATAGTAGTTGAAGGACAGTTTGATGCTATCGCTGTAGATGGCGTGGCCATTATGACCAACGAACCTAACGAAACTCAATGTGCTAGATTAAATGCTGTGGGTAAACAAATCATTGTTGTACCAGATAGAGATCGCCCAGGTGCTAAGATGATTAAAGCTGCACTGGCTAATGGCTGGGCAGTGAGCTTACCACCCTGGGAAAACAATATTAAAGACGTTGCCGATGCTGTAAAGAAATATGGTAGACTTTATACTCTAACCACAATTTTACACTATCGAGAAACTAATAAGATAAAAATACAATTGCTACAGAAAAAATTAGAGGCCCTAACAGATGAATAAAAAAGAGAAAACTCCTAAACCAAACTATACTGCTGAGATGCAGAAACTATACTTGGAGATGTTCTTATCAGATGCTGAAACTTTTGTACGTTGCCAAAACATTTTTGATCCACTGAACTTTGATCAAAGATTCCAGGATACAGCAGAATTTATTACCAAGTATGTAGATGACTATAAAGTCATGCCCGAGGTTGCAATTGTTAACGCAAGTTGTAGATCAGAACTCCAATCTATACAATTACCTAAAGAAAACTACGAATGGCTCATGGACGAGTTTGAGAACTTTAGTAGACATAAAGGACTGGAACGTGCCATTATAGAAAGTGCTGATCTACTCGAAGCCGGCGACTATGGACCAGTGGAAAAACTGATCAAAGACGCTATACAGATATCACTGAACAAGGATATGGGTACAGATTACTTTGAGGATCCAAGAGCACGTTTGACTAAACTTAAAGACGGTAATGGACAAATTAGTACAGGGTGGCCTAGCATTGATCGCAAGTTGTATGGTGGGTTCAATCGTGGTGAACTGAATATCTTCTGTGCAGGATCAGGCGGTGGTAAAAGTCTATTCTTGGCCAATATGGGCGTGAACTGGGCACTACAAGGTCTTAACGTATTGTATCTAACATTTGAGTTGAGCGAGGGCTTGGTGGCCATGCGTTTGGATAGTATGATGACCGGTATTGGTACTAGAGAGATCTTTAAGAATCTAGACGACGTTGAACTTAAAGTCAAAGTCCTAGGCAAGAAGTCTGGAAATCTACAAGTAAAATATATGCCCAGCGGTAAGAACTGTAATGACATTAGAGCCTATCTAAAAGAATATCAGGTTAAGAAAGGATGTAAACCTGACGTTATCCTTATTGACTATTTGGACTTAATGATGCCATTGAGCGTTAAGGTTAGTCCTAGCGACTTGTTTGTTAAGGACAAATATGTATCTGAAGAGATCCGTAATCTAGCTATGGAAACACAATGTATTACGGTGACTGCTAGTCAGTTGAATCGTAGTGCAGTTGAAGAGATTGAGTTTGATCACAGTCATATCTCTGGTGGACTATCTAAGATCATGACAGCAGATAATGTTATTGGTATCTTTACATCTAGAGCAATGAAAGAACGTGGACGGTATCAAATCCAGTTTATGAAGACACGTTCAAGTTCCGGTGTTGGACAAAAGGTTGATTTGGAATTTAATGTTGATACTCTACGTATCAGCGACTTAGGTGAAGATGAAGAAACTAGCTTTAGTCAACAAAAAGCAGAAAACGGTACAAGCTCTATGATGAAGGGCTTTAAACGTACTAGTACAGTGACTACCAGCACAGATGAAACTACTGGTGAAGTTAAATGGGAAAGACCTACTCCTGCCGAAGGGTGGAGCATTGATAAACCTAATAGAAACCCACTTAAGGTTGCAGGCGATATTAGATCAATGTTGGCTAATATGAACAGCGAAAAAGATTAGAACCAATTGGCTACTTGCTGTTTACTGGAATCAGCAATGACTTTATGCCACTGATCTATGTCTGTATAACCAAATACTAATTCAGGCTCTGCACGGGTGAATGACCAACTTTGATTGATGTTCCAGGGCGCCTCACCTAATATCTCACCTTCTATATGCCCGGGCAACCAACGTGTAAACCCTGCTACTGCACGAAACTGACTGGGCCCTTCATGTCTACTAATAGCTGTTAATACGGATACATCACTACTGATGCCTATTTGCTCTGTGAGCTTGTTAGTGGTGGGACTAAACCAATCCAACGTATGTATGATGTGTATACGATTGGTGCTTTCACTACCTCCTATATACAAGGGTTGATCGCCATCCATGTTTAATCCTATATTACGCATTACACTATCAACAGTGACGTTATTGGTGTAAGGCCTATTAATTTGTAAACCTATGGCACCTGAGGTGTCATGATCTATGACTAATATGGCACTCCTGCGTAGAGAAGTATCTGTTCGTTTTGGATGAGCGGCTAATAAGAAGCCAGTGTAGTTTTGTTCGTACATGAAATTATTTAACCGATAAATAATTTTATATGGCGATACTTGACTTTAATCTGGGGTTTGAAACTCACTCTACACTTAACCCACGTTTGTGGCGCAATAACGAACTGGACAAAGATGTGGAGTCGGCACTGATTAAAATAGCCCAAGACTTTAAAAAGTTTATAGATGTACCATTTGATGTAGTGGATGTGCGTATAACGGGCGGACAAGTATCATACTTCTATACTGAACATAGTGATTTGGATCTGCATCTAATAGCGGATTTCTCTAGTGTTCGATGCGATAGAGAAGCTGCTGAACTATTTGACGCTAAACGTTTACTCTATAAAGAGAAATACTCTATTACAGTCAAGGGTATTCCTGTGGAACTATACGTGGAAGATTTGGATCACCCTGCTGTTAGTGCTGCTTATAGCATACAAACTAGATCTTGGATTACACAACCAAAAAAAGATCTTGGCCCTTTTGACATCGACGAAATTGAAAGACTAAGCAATGTATGGGGCGAAATAATTCAGCATAGTTTGAGGCTGAAAAACATTAAAACTGCTAGAAAAACCTTGGATTTATTACGCAAATTCCGCCATTTAGGCCTCAAAATACACGGAGAATATTCCACGGCTAATCTAGTATATAAGACACTGAGAAACAGCGATCTTATTAAGAAACTACAGAATTTTATAGACACTGAACACGAGAACAATCTGAGCGTAACTGGCTAGCGCGAGACCTTTCCCCGCGCAGCGCCAGCGCAAAAAAAAAGATTTTCTAATCTATTATACTAGCACTTTATTACCAAACCCACATAGGATAGTTAGAATCTATATAACCTAGATCATACTCACTATACCATCTACCACTTCCTCCAGCTAGACCGGATAACTTGGATCGCGGTCCATGGGTTAACCCTACTCGATCTACTAATAATTCATAACAACAATGCTCTACTGCTTTTACCCTGTCGTCAGCTTCTAATAATTTGGGTACTAGACTATTAACAGCAAACTCTAGACTAGAATAGAAGAATCTTGTATCTACGTATGTGGTGTTGAAACCTACTCGATCATCATAATGCTGCCAGAAACACGAAGACTTACCCTGCATATATCTGCTAATTTCAGCAAAATTCCTGCAATAGACTTTACCTGTACACTTGTAAAAACTAGACTCGGAATTTAATAATACGCTATTATTCAAAGCATATTCTAATAGTCGCGCTTCTCCATAACCTTTTCCACGCTGTTGAACTAATTCCGTGTTTTGCTGATAACTAAGTTGCTCAACTTCTATATCAAAATTGGCAAACTCTTCAGGAGAGAATAATACACTGTCTGTGGCATCTACTATGACTACTTTTTTGATACCACTTAATATCCAAAATCCTAGAGCTGATCGCGCTGCTAATCGCCTGCTAGCACTATCTACTAATTGTAGATGCGGTACTCCACTAGGAGGCCTGTTGGCTGTGGTTATTAATACCACACTCATGGTTTATAAAGTCTCAACTATGAGTCTACGTAGATCTAAACTATGCGCTATATTCTCTACCCTAGACTCATAATCCGCAGCTAACTCTAAGATCACACTATCTAAACTACGATCAACTTTGAAACTTAGACCACCGGCACGAGACCAATCTCGGCAGTTATCTAATCGATCATCTACTAATATATCACCGGGATTACAATGTAGATGCTTGTCTACACTATAGGGCCCAAAATGTACCGCTATATCTGTGAAATGTAATTTGGCCCACTCGGCTTTATCATGAAATGCCCAGGGTAGATCATTATTGTGCGGTATTGCCGTTAGAAACATTAATTCCCAACCTAGTTGATCTCTATACTGACGGGCTATGTTGACTAACTCTGTGGCACGGGGCATTACGGGTAAATGTAAGAATAGATGCGGGTTATTACGCAATCTATGCCAATCTGCATCTGGATACATCTCTCCAGGTGCTGCTTCTTTACCTAATATACGTAGAGAATTGGCTCTCCAATCTGCTACTACTCCATCCATGTCTAAATATATCTTTGGTTTATTCATAACTGTAGTTTACACTGTCTTCATTGATGTTTAACACTTGAGCACCATTACGCAAGTGAAATACCCGGGCCATTTCAGTGGGTGGACTTAGTGTAACATACTTCTTTATACTAGGTCTACTACTTTGAATATGCGACCTTGCTGCAACAATTAACTTTCTCCCTGCTCCGGGTACATAACTCCATATGGTGTAGAATACTGCTACTACTGGCTCATAGGATGCATACTCTAATAACTCTTCTCGACTACGCGGTACACTGTCTCTATACAATACACATACTACAGCACTGGGCTTACCATACTCATCTTGCGCTACTATGATTTCACTCGATTCACTGACTCGAAACTCTATACCAATTTCTGGACGTACTGGATCATCTTTGATTAATTGTACAAGTGGATCTAACGGTGAACTTATGATGTGTAGCATGGCGATACCTTAATAATACACGTACTTATCTATTCTATTCAAATTATACGAGTTTAATGACTATAAACAGTAAGTAACATTATGAACAACTTATTCCTAAAATTAACCAACGCTAATCCAGTGAACAGAAGCATGCCACTGGCTATACGCAAAGACCTTGTGCTTACTGTACACTCTAATATGGCTGTACGTGAGGATTCTAGTATAGAAATGGTAACCTACGTTTTTGGACCTCCACACGGTACTTGGGAAGTACTGGAAACCTACGAATACGTAATGGATCAACTTACACAAGAATAATGTATTTGGTGTTTCCATCAAGTACTGACTACGGTATAGAACTGTTGATACTACGTAGACATCTACTCTTTTGGAGCGAGCAAAATAATATTCCACATACTTGTACTGTGGAGAATTCAGAGTTTAGAGTGAGATTACCCAAGCAACAACATTATACCCAATTTGTACTACAGTGGCAGGGCCCAGAATTCTATATAGTACCAAAAAAAATTGCTGCGTAAAATTTTAACAACCCAGAAAATCTTTACACTAGAGCAAATTTTTGCCGCGTATTTAAAAGCACTTCTGTTATTAATCTCCCCAGGCCGTTCTAATCTAACTCAACTTTTTTAATGGTGAATTTTGGTGAGAACTTTTTGCAAGCGGGCTTGCTAGCTTGCTAGGGCAGGGACCATTGCTGCTCCCCACACCCCTCACTCCCCTCAGTGTTCCCTGATCCCCTCAAAGTCTAAAACCGACTCAATGCTGGGATCTGGAAGGATTTCTTCACCGTAGAGATCGAACCCCTCAGCTTCCAAGATGTCGCAGGCCTCCTGGAACAGTTGGATGACCATACGGGTACGCTGGGCCTGTAGTGTGTCCTTCTTACGCTGCCGACCGCTGCCCACCTTGTAGACTAGTGCGTAGTGTTCAGCGCAGTAGCTACGGCCCTCTAGTGCAGGATGTGTACAGCGTGGCCCTGTGCCTATGTATGTGCATGTAGTCATTAGTCTTCCTGCCTTACTTTGACGACCAGTTCGATCATGTCCTTGCGTTGTTCTTCAGTCATGTCCACCCACATCTCCATAGCGGTTGACACTCCAGTCTCCACACCGTCCTGATAGTGTAGGAAGTTGCTGGTCCAGAGTAGGGCAATGATAGCCCAGAACTCCCAGGTGTCTACATTATGACCCATGGCATACAGGGCGATGCCCAGTGTTACCGCTATGGCTATGCGTTGTAGGTTCTCGTTCATTATCGTTTCATACAAGTGGTCTTCACCATTGCGGTCCAGTTGTTAGGGAAGCCCTTCTTTAGATCAGCGATCTTCAATACCATACGCAGGCTGAGCTCACGAAGCTTGTCCTGGTTCTGTTCTACGAACTCAATGAGCTCGTCCTCTACACAGGCATCAAAGTCGTAGCGTTCCAGCATCTGGCCTTGTTTAACTACCTGTTTGATTCTAAGGATCTTCTCACGTGCGGTATCCATTTGGAGATCAATGTAGTGGCAGCGGCTTTCCAGGGCATCCAAGTGATCTCTGAGCTTCTTGCTACGTACATGTTCAAACTTGATGTTGGTGATAAAGATAGCGGCACCCTTGAACTCAAAGCGATCCGGTATGCCTTCTGATCTAAGTATGCGGCTGTCTGTGTTCCAGCTGATGTAGCGGCGGCTACCACTGTCCAATGCACCCTTAAGGATGTTCAGGCTAAGGTCTTCCATAAGGATACTATCGCAGTCGTCGAAGACCACAACGTTACCTTCAGCGGAGAACTCGTAGAGTTTGCTGTAGAGTCCGATGGAGCTCATGGCACCCTTGACCACTTCGAACTTGGGCTTCTTCTCTGCCAAGATGTTGAACAGCTCGGACTTGAGCAGGACTTTCTCTACTCCGAAGCTTTTGCCAACACCGGGTGGGCCACTGACAATCATAGCACGGATCTGTCCGTCTTTGACTGCCTTGGTCATTTGATCCAGGATTTCGAAGCGTTCACCCAGACGTTGGTAGATCTCGTCGTCTGTTTCTCTGGCCACAGCGTCTTGGGTACGTTTGATTGCTGCTTCGTCAAACTCTAGTACGGTAGCGCCCTTGCTGGGTTTTTGTGCTGCTCTTGTTGCCATAGTGTTCCTTGGTGTGTTTAAAAGTGTATTATAACAGGGACCTAAGTCCCTGTCAATGTTCAGTCTGCCCGACCGCCTGCGTAGGCTGTGACACCCAGTCGTTCTTTCAGGATCCGAGCGGCAGCTGAGGCACCCGCTTCTTTCACTGACATGCTCTGGGTACCGTGGCCACTTGGGTTCCACCATTGGAGACCGCCACCGTAGGCTTTGCTGAAGCCTGCTTTAATCAATGCGCGGCCCAGTTTGGTTGAGCCTTTCTCGTAGACGTTAACCCAAGCAAAGCCGCAGTACCAGTCCTCACCGTGTTGGGTGATGTGGTCTTGTGCGGCTTGGGCAGCGGCTTGTTGGGCTTCTGCTACAGCGGCGTTGACGATTGCTTGTTCCATTTAGTGCTCCTTAGTGTGTAAGTAAGTATTATAACAGGGAGTTGCCTCCCTGTCAACCTTTTAGTTGTTGTTTATTGTGTACAATGCATTATCTAAATATTCTGAGATAATTTGCTTTTTGTAAGTGTTAACAATAGTTTCTTGTAGTGTTTCGCAAGCGCACAATAAGTTAGTGTCGCTGTCGTCTTCTTCTAGCACATAATTAATAACTTGCAGCATTGTTTTACCCGTACGCACTGCTTCGGCAAATACAATTGCTTCGCAATTGTTAACGTTGTTATTTACAGCGTGGAATCCGTTTGCAGTTTGTGTTACTTGTAACATAGTGTTTCCTTTTAGTGTTTAAGTGTGTATTATAACGCTAAAGGGCTCCGCTGTCAACCTGTGTTGCAAAGCCCTTTCACTTTACTCTACTATTTGTTATAACTTGCGTTAATGCGTAAGTATGTACGCCCCCCGCTCCTAAAACCCATGCAGCCTGTGTAATTGCTTGTTGTTGCTTTAACTCTGTTAGTAAAGCCCACAAGTGTAAACAAGTCTTGTATCTCTTTTACTAATGCGTGTTTATCCGCATAGTTAATGTCCCATGTTAGCAAGCGTGTATTATTAACACCTTTGTCTGTGTATTTTGCACTGTCCCCTACAATATTGTTTACAATATTGCGTATTGCTTGCGTATCCGCTAGTTGCATAAAAAGCTCCTTTAGTGTTTAAGTGTGTATTATAGCAGTTTAGTCTGCTGTTGTCAAGTCTTTTTGTGTAAAGTTAAACAGCTCGTTGTAACAAGCAACCAGCTGCTCGTCTGTCATTTTGTAGCAAGCACTATTAGTGTCGTATTCCATTTTAATATTATACAACATTTCCCAACGTGTTAGTCCGTTGCTTAATTTACGTTTTGTAAAATACATATAGTTCTCCTTATTTGCAGCAATATTTGTTAGCACTAATTAGTGCGTTATCTTCTATGTACAATAGCACACTAATGTAAAATTCGCGTACTAATGTATCTTGCATAATAATTGCGTTATGCAATGCTAGTACATTTTTGTCTGTGTTAAACTGCACTAGTGCGTTAACGTTATATGCCACGTCCTCTGCAAACATAGTGTCTATGTCCTCTTCGTTAGCAAATACGTTAATATATTCCTCTGTTGTTTTAAGTAATAGCACGTTAATTTGTGCAATGTGTTTTGCTGTTAGTTTTTGCATATAGTTCCTTTTTGTTTATGTGTGTATTATAACGCAGAATAGCACACTTGTCAAGTGTGCTGTTAATAACCCTGCTAGCGGTAAGGTTATTTCTTGGTGGCTGGGGCCTGCTGTATCTGAACGCAGGTGCCTTTGAATTGCTGTTTCTGTAGGTCCTGAAGAGCCGCCTGGCATATGGCCTGCTCCTGGAACTGCCCTATGTAGGTCACGCTGGGTGCTGTGGTTCCTATGCCAATGAGTGCTATTGCCCAGAACATATCACGCCTCCTTCTTGGTTAGGGTGGACTTGAACAGCAGGGCGAACAGGAACTGGAGTCCCCAGGCCTGTAGCCAACCTATCTCTCGTGTGCCCTCTACAGCAGGTACAAGGCATTGGTTCCACAGTTCCATCACCGGCCAAGCCAGTAGGAAGGATAGGAACAGTAGGGTAGCGATACTGGCTACGATTGCACCTAATGCTACGATTGCGTCTTTCATAACAACCTCTTACAAAAATGTGTACACAATAGCAATCCCTATAAAGTACAGGAAAAGTGATCCTACTGCTACAATAGCGGCAAACTCGAGTGTTTCTTTTAACAGTTGCATTTCTATCTCCTAAAATTGTATTATAGCATCAAATGCGGAATTGGTCAAGCACTTCTTTAGCCTCGTCTACAGTGGTGATCTCATCAACGAATGCTGCCAGCATCATTTGGATCAGTGTACGGCACTCGAGTCGTTCTGGCCGGGGCAAGGTAGCGATGAATGCCTCCACTGCCGCGTATTCCTCAAGACCCCACATAATGTCGCACAGGGCCTTCTGTTTAGCGTTGAGTCCAGTGATAGTGATCATTACATTCTCCAAAAGTAGATTACAAAGGGTCCGCCGATTAGGGCTGCGACTGCGGTAGCTTGTGCTAGGTCGATTAGTGCTTGTTTCATGTATGTATTATAGCCGAGAACTTGGGTCTCGTCAACCTATTTCTAAGACTTTATTCATATCGATGTTGAAGCCGGCAGCATGGACGTAGACTGCTCGTAGTGAAGATTGGGCAAATCGTTGCTCTACCCGTTGTATAGCCTGGTTCAATGAAGGGGCGCGAACCCGGTATGTATCCTGATTGCCGTCGGCCCACTCTACAGTGACTAGGTGCCAGGTGTTGTTCTCTGCGACTGCATACAGACCGTTGACCAATAGGACCAACACTCCGGTGATGAGTGTCTCACTATGGGCCAGGCTGGACCCTAGCATCAGGGCTAGGATTACGGCCTTCTTCATACAGCGCCCACCTTTCGGAACAGGTCCATAAAGGCACCGTTGATCTCGTCCATCTCTTCTTGCTCGACATAGAAGTCTGAGCGTGGATCATAGTACTGACCTTCCTTGGGATCGTAGTAGAGAACACGTCCGGAGAAGTTGAATGGGCCTTCTAAGCCCTTGCGTGGACCGTAATTGTCACGCATGTTGTCCACAGTGTTCAAAACGCGATATCCCATCTGGTGCTCCTTAGTGTGTAAGTATGTATTATAGCCTCAGATGGGCTGCTTGTCAACCTATTTTTTGGTAATTTCTTCAAGTTTCTCTTTGTACTCTAGTTCGGACACTTGCATCAAGTAGACTTCACGCAGAGCATAAACGGTTCCAATCAGGAGCATAGTGACGAAGAATGCCTCACCGCCGAAGAAGTAGACAAAGGTCAGTGCTGCTAGACCACCGAGCACAGCAGAGCCAAAGAGTTTAGCCACGTGTACAGCGGCCTTTTGTTTCAATGTAAGCATCATAGTATTTTCCTTTTAAAAATGTATTATAGCATCAAGTTGACACCCGGTCAACCTTAAAATAGCCGTAAGGTAGGCCAACCAGGTAGCACAGGAACTCGTCGTCCCCATTGCTGCCCTCTGCTTCGTGGATCCAACGCAGGGCCATCTCACGGTCCTTAGCACCGCAGGCTAGGATAGATTGGACACGCATCTCAAAGGCATGTGCTGCCTCGTGCTCGGCGATCTTGCGTTCTTGATCGTTCTTGACAATCTCGTTCTGCAGGAAGTCAAACTCCCGGTTGAACTTGGACTCATCCCAGAGGTGTGTGCTGATGCCACGTGGGCGGAAACCGTAGGCATCCTTGTACATATCCCAGAAGATGCTTTGGAGTTCTTCCATGCGGGTCATTGTTTCCATAGTGTGCTCCAGTGTGTTGCTGTTCATGTGTGTATTATAGCAGGAAACAATGCCCTTGTCAACCAAAGGGTCTTTACAGATTCTCACCAGAGATTGTATCAATGGCACCAGTGTAGACCGCAACGACGCCGTTGCCTTCCTCAAGCCAGCCATTTATGTTCCAGACGTCACGATGTCGATTGTAGGATTCCACCCACATGAGTGCATCCTCACGGGTGTCGAACTCTTCCTCTCCGAGCACCTTGTGATCATTCACATGACCAGCATAGATAGGGTAGATTTGAACATTGTGTACGATTGCCATCATGTGCTCCAGTTAGGAAAAAGTTAGAGGAACTTTGCTGATCAATTCTGAGCTAGCTACTCTCAGATCAATCGCCGTCATTACTGCCTGCCTATTTCGTCTGCTTCTCCTTGCGGATTGCCATCTTGTAAGTGGAGGAGTAGCCTGCTAAGGCGGGGCTCAAACCCATAATCCCATCACTCACCTAACGATGCAGGTAACCTCTAACTCTTTCCTAACTGTCTATGCTTGTATTATAACGCACATAGACAGCCTTGTCAACCTTTTATTCGTCTCCGCCCCAATCTTTTTTCTCTCCAAACTCTTCATTGTACTCATAGCCTGCGGTGTAGGCTGTGATCTCCGCTGCTGTCATATCCTTCAAACCAATGCGTGGTGTTGAGTAGGTATCGCCCACATAGTAGTGTGGATCATATCTACGATTGTAATGGCTGTCGGCACTGCCGCGATCCCAAGGGCCACCGTGACGTTGATCGTAGTATGCTGAACGTGTTGCTTCTGCCATCATATCTCTTGCTCCTAAAATTGTATTATAGCACCGTTTGAATAACCTGTCAACCTCTAAGGTCTTTGGTTGACCAGAATAGGTGAACCTCGTATACTTTGCGGCATACGAGGTTCTGGGGGTTGCCTGAAGACACTACCCTTCAGGGCTTGTGTCTGCTACGCGACAGCAGACTTTGGAGCGTTCTTTAGACTAGGCCAAGAGCCATAGCGCGGTAACCAGCTGCAATCAACTTGCGAGTAGGTTGTCCGATTTCGTATTCGGTAACTTGAACGTGGTTGCCAGCGGTACGGGTGTTAGCGTACACCGCAAATCCTGCTTGGCGGATACGGCTGACTTCAGCTGAAACGTTCTTGATGCCAAAACGCTTCTCAGCTTGGCTTGCGGTTACCTTATCACCACTCTTAAGAGCAGTGAAGAGCTTATGGGTCTTAGTGCCCTGATTGATGTTATAAGTTTGCATTTTTGTTTTCCTTAATGTTATACTGTTTGCACAGTTACAACAATATTACATTATTCCTTGATGAGAGTCAAGTGATTTTGGAGATCTTTCCTGGCTCGCTCTTTACCTTCTTCCAGGTACTTCTCAACATCCCTTAACGTTTTGGTATTACCAAACTCTCGATCAGTGTAGTACTCAATGAGTCTACGTTGGATCATAGTCAGCAAGTCACCGTTCTCGTCGTCGATGATGAAACGTACAGGGCAGCGGCTCCAAGATCTACGTGCTTGGAACTCTGCAAACCACTCACGATGCTGCTTGTTATAAGCATCGAATACAATCCAGGGTCTACCATAAAAGGCTAATCTACTCATTGTGTTGCTCCTTAAGTGTCTTAGTTAAACAGAGTACTCATTTCCTTCGTCGCTCGGCACTCTGTTTAACTAAGAGGGGCATATAGCCCCAATACCCCGCTATGGGTTAGAAGGGTGCTTCTTCCAATGTTGCATCAACCTTAGGAGCCTTGGCCTTGGCAGCAACTGCACGGGCTTTGATAGCATCCATTGTAGGAGTGCTCTTGGCCTTAGGAGCTGCTTTGGCCTTAACAGCCTTAACAGCCCGGACAGCAGGAGTACGCTTCTCCAGGCCTTCTTCAAGAGCGGCGCGGATGTTAGCGTTGCCGTTGTCGAAGTTGATGCTGATCAGGAACTGGATAGCAGCCGCTTTGGTCATTGGCTCTTTGAGCTCGATCAGATCAATGTCGGAACTTCCGGTCTTGGCCAGAACCTTGACACGCATTTGGTCATTAGCAAAGCGAGCCTTGATAACACCATTACGAGTAGAAACACCTGCAAATTTAAAAGTCTTTTCCATAATATACCTCTTTCTATGTGTGTGTTGTATGGATTGCACTATTGCTTTCCATACGTTAATTATACAACGGTTTGGGTCCGTTGTCAACCTCTTTTTGGCATTAGGAGTTGAAAGTTTCGTATGGGCTCATCTCCTCTTGTGGGTTTTCTGCCACAAAGTTGCTTTCAATCCAACCATAGACGATCTCTATGGGGCACTCCAGTTGAACTGCAATACTGCGGGCACTGAACCCTGCAATGTACATCTGCTCAATATCGTAACTTAGATCTGCCATCTTACTCATCGTAGGCCTCCTCGCCCATTTCGGTTACTGTTTCTTCAAACACCCGAACATCAACGATGCGGGCTGTTTGTTCCTCATTGCTAACACCTTCAAACGCCTCTCGGAAACTTTGGCAATCTGCCAAGAAGTTGAAAACATCCTCTCGGCCCCAAGTGCCCGGCACTTCCAACACCTGTACCAGTTCTGTGCGTACTGTGACTTTCATGCTGTTTCCTTTGTTTCAACTAAAGCCAACACCAACAATTCATAAGCAGCATCGTGGCACTTCACATACCAGTTGCCGTCTTTGCGCAGGATGTACTCGTATTCCTCATACTGGTGATGAGCCAAGTAGTCCTGAAAGTCAACGAACTGCTCTTTGGTCAAGTCTTCGCCACGGTCACGTGCGTAGAAAGTAGTATAGCCTGCTTCTCTAGCCTTGTCAACTTCTTTCTGGATCTTAGCCTTCTTCACAATGTCAGTCTCATTGTAAGCAGGACCAAAGGGATGCTTCTTGCCGATGACCTTGCCCAGCGAACTGATGCCGCCCATGTCGATCAAGTCGCGCAGTTTGAACGGATCGCTGTAATGCTCAGCGAGGATCTTGCCGTTGTGCTCCAAGTAACCGTCCCAGTGGCAGTAGATTTGCTCTACTGTGCCATCTGCAAACTCTAGTGCGATAGTGCTGCGTGTACCCATTTGCTCTGCTCCTTAGTGTGTAAGCGTTAATTATAGCACCGAAGTGCTGTCCTGTCAACCAATTAGCGATTGGCAAACTCGCAGTCGGCACCCTCGGGGCCAACCTTCACTTCGTCATAAAAAACAATCTCATGCCCGAAGTCCTCACCTTCCAACACTGCCATGCGAGCCTTAGCCAGCTCAGCAGTGGGATACACTCCGTAGATGATGCTCTCAGGAGCGCCACAGTCCTCAGCACGAACAATAAAAATAGAAGTCATTTTGTTTCCTTAGTGTGTGTAAGTGTTAATTATAACAAGGTTTTACCACCTTGTCAACCTCTTTATGCAACGTCTACCCAAATATTGCGACCGTACGTGTTCTCTACAACAAAGCCCGGGCTGCAAGGGCAAGAGCAACCTGCAAACTGCGACCATTTTACCTTTGTGTCGGCACTCCAACCCAATTGGCTAAACAACTTGGGCAACACCTCTTTACGGTAGAACGTATGCGGGCGCTGTCGGCGATTCATTATGTTTTCCATAACTGTCTCGCCCACTGGGCTAACATATATGCGGGTCTTGCTGTAACGACGCTCTTGCTCACCTACTTGTACTGTGATTTCCATTTGCTCTGCTCCTTAGTGTGTAAGCGTTAATTATACAATGGTTTTACCACTTTGTCAACCGTTAAGCATAAAAGGTTGTTGTAAATTCACAACGGCTGTAGATCATTTCCCGTACTGCGGTGTCGTTGATCTCACCAAATTGATCACTCTTCTGATCGCCGATGAATCGCATAATGCTCATAGTCTGCTTCCAATCAAGCCCTGCAGCCTTGGCCAGCTCTACAATCTTGTCTGCAACCAAGTTGCCTTGGTCTGTGAACATATCATAATCTTTCATATCACTCTCCAGTGTAAAGTTCGTAGATGACCCGTGCTGCTCCGGGATCCAACTCATTGAGCTGACGGGCAGCAGTGATCAACTTGCGATGACGGGCTTGCAACTCTGCACCACGCAGTTCGCCATCACAGGTTAGGTTCTCTGGGCTTAGATCGCAGTCAATGGTCTCTGCGATGCGCTGCCGGTCTGTGGCGTTGTCCAGGCTTAGAGGTGCCTGCTTAAAGATGGCACGCCACCGGTTCTTCTCGGCAACATAGTTTGTCAATGCGTTCATGATAGCTCCTTAGTGTGTAAGCGTGTATTATAACAGGGAGTTGCCTCCCTGTCAACCTCACATTGAGTGATATCGTTCCATGCTTGGGTCGCATGGGCCACCGCGGTCTTCACGGCGGATCATAACTTCCTTGCCCGTAAGTATGTTCTTTACACCGACCAGCTGCTGCCCGTTGAACTTCTCTACGATGTTGATGAACTCTTTCTGCTTGCGTTTGGGCAAGAGGCTGAGCATATCTACTGCCAATTGCGTGGCATAGCCTGCTGCGAATGCAGGTTCGTGATCTGCATAAAGTTGACTCAGTGCGTCATTGAGTGCTACTTGGTTGTCTGTACGAAACATTCTAGCTCCTTAGTGTTTAAGCAGTAATTATACAACGGTTTTACCAACTTGTCAACCCCTAAATCTGTTGTCTTTTTACAACGGAAGTGGTACTCCTAATAACCCTATAGCATATATGGCTAATAGTACTGCATTGACAATGACCAAGTTCATCTCCCGTATCCGCATAGCCCAGATCATATACACTAGAGCACCTAGGTTCAATAGCATAATGTTCAAGGGATCTATACGCAAACTGGTACATAGGGCACCGGCAATGACCAAAGCCATGCCAGTCCACTTCAATATGTTATTAAGCAAGAGCATTCTCCCGATCCACTTGCTCGCTCAATGCAGCGAACTTCTTGCTTAGTCGATATACTTGAGCCTTGGCTTCTTTCATAGCCTCGTCAATGAAGTCCTCGGCAGTCCCGTCACTAAGGACTTCGCGGGCATCTTCGTATAAGCATCCCCCAAGGTAGGCACTGCCCAACTCGAGCCCTTCGACGAGTACACGTACCCGCAACATGAACCATTCGTAGGTCCCGTTGTCAATCTTACGGAGGATCTCGTCGATGTTGTCGTCTTCGAAATGATCCCTGGGGTTAATATCTTCATAGGTCTTATCCACAATTACGGTAAAGCCATCACGCTCAAAACGCTCAATTAGATCATAGTGTTGCATTATGCCAATTCCTTTTCAGTTAATGTAAGCATATTCGCAGGCACCCTCCACAGGCCCATGTTAGTCTTAACTGTGACGAACTTGATAGCAATCTTCTCTACAGTGCCCTGCATGACTCGGCCTGTCTTAGAACTAGTGAAACTGACCTCGTCGCCGTAGCGTAGGCTTCGCTTGTTCTTCTCCATAAGGCGTGCTCGTGCAAACTTGACAGCATCTATGATCGATGTCAATTCATCGTTGGTAAAGCCGCTTTGCAAGATTGCGGTGTTGATCTGCGTAATGTTCATCTCATGCTCCTTAGTGTGTAAGTATGTATTATAACGCCGTTAGGCACTCTTGTCAACCTAATACCACTACACGACGAACGGACTCTAGGTAGTCGCCAGTCTCTTCGTCGTAGCAGTCCTCGTCGTCAACCAGCTTGTCCATGCGGTGGTACTCACTGAACTCTACAACACCTTCACTTACCTCGCCTACCTTGGGCGCTACAGTAGTGCGCCAGTGGTCGCCGTAACTGTAGGCAAAGTGTACTTCAGCGTTGGGGTCCAAATACTCTAGCTGCTCTATTAGTTGAAATACTTGCATGACTGCTCCTTAGTGTGTAAGTGCTAATTATAGCGTGGTTTTACCAATGTGTCAACCAAAGACCCTTTAGCAGTCAGGGTCAAAGTCTGCCCACTCTTGCTCTTCATCGGGCTGACCGTCGTAGTCCTCGTCGTCTTCATCAAAACGCTCGCTCAACTCGTTGGCATCTAGCAGGTCTTCAACTTCGCTTTCGCTCATGAAAGCGATGCACATGTCAACCACTTGCTCGTGAGTGATAACACCCTGATCTAGCAAGTCGTATAGTCTCTCTCTAGCTTTAGTCATCTCTGCTCCTTAGTGTATGCGTGTATTATAGCAGTCTTTTACTGATTTGTCAAGTCACCGCGAATGTCCGTGTTCAGCATAGGGTTAATCAAACGTCGTAGCTCAACTTCCCGCCGGTGAGCAGCAGCCTTACCACGTATGATCTCATGCACACGGATCTCAATCTCCGACTTGTCAGATAACTCACGCAAAGCCACGCACAATGCCCAGTCCTTGTTCTCAGTCTTAGCACGGTAGAAATGCTTGTTAGCACGTACACGCACGCTCTTGAGTACAGTGCTCTCAGTCTTGGCAGTGACACCAATGTAGTTCATGCCATTGACTACGAGCTCATAGATGATGTGATTGCGATCTACACGTTTCTTGCGAGTGTTAAGTTCTTTGTTCATGTGTGTATTATAGCGTGGTTTTACCATTCTGTCAACCCCATAATGCCTTAAGGGTTATTTGTTGTCTTTTCACCACATTGCCGGCACTCCACGCCAGGTTAACATAACGCCAAAAGAAAACCTGATACCCTACTCGGATACCAGGTCTCTTAGTCAGCATACTTAGCAAGTCTCTAGCACACTGCCCGTTCAGCTTGTTCCAGTATACACTTGTTATACGAGCCTTTACCACCGGAAGTCGTGGTCACTGATTCGACTCAAATAGCGTACAATCTATGACTGTACTCAATATAACCATATAAACTGCTTGGCTTCCGGTCCGTTGAGTTTATATCTTATATCTATCTCCAAGTCTACGGTTTCGATATACATTAGACATTGTGGAATTCACTGTCTACAACAGTTAAGTCTAGTGTATAGTATAACATACTTATAAGGTTTGGACAACACAGTGTAGATCTCGTGTAGTCTATACACAACATTGACAATATATAGTGTATAAACTGATGCTAGAATGGAGACCAAACAGGCTCAGAATCGTGGATTTACGGTGGAGAAATGGTCAAAAATCCCAGAAATCCCACCGTTTTGGCTCAATTTTCACAGTAAATCTACAGTAGATCTATAGTGATTTTAGATTTCTGCATGGTGGGGATGAGAGGCTATCGTACAATACTCCCACCATAGACCAAAGAAAATCACAGTATAGATCGTTTATTCTTTGGTCTTCCCAGGCCGTTGCAGCGGGGTATTTGTGTAGGTGTATACAGCGGGGTATTAGGATGTATATAGTCTAATGTTAGTATGTATAGATCATGCTGTCACACGCTGTCACTACTACATTCGGCAAGTGTATACAGCGGGGTATTAGTGTGTAAGTGTATAGTGGGGTATTGATCACCAATTCATTTTATCGCATACATAAGCAGTTGCAAGTATAATCAATGGTGCGCCAATAATAGATAGTAGTTCTAACATAGTATATTCTCCTTTTTTGTTATATAAGTATTTAATATTGTTATTAAAAAAATATCTGCTGCAGATGCTAGTGCATTATGTCAGGGTATGGTAAATATTGATTATAAACTTATATAGAAGCAACACAATGGCATTACCATCATTTCCAGGGCCGATAAGCCTAAGTCAACTACAAACTGAGTTTGGAGGTACTAATCCCATAAGACTAGGTGGAGAGTATCATGCAGGGCAAGGGTTAGTAGCACCTGGGCTCAGTGGATACCCTATTGTTGATGGTGTTAGTACAAAAACATTAATACCCAGTGGCACCACAAGCAGGATCAGTTTAGGTAATTTCTTTGGAGGGGACGTCACAGAGTTTTATTTTGTAGCAGATTATATAATATTAACCTATTATTTTGCCACTGGATTAGATTTAGACACACGTACACGTATGACCAGTCCGTATTCTGCAGGCACATATGTAGGGTGGGGGCAAAGTGGAAGTGGACAAACTCGAGCTGAAGATCTCGCATATCCAGAATACAGTCAAGATCTACCCAATGGAGCAATAGCCTTACTATGGGCAGGGGATAACACAAATACAGGGTTAGAATCAGTTCAAATCAACGTAGCAAATATTCGTTCGTACTATGGTAACACCACCATAAGTCTTGATCTAAGGGCACAATGGTATATGACAGTAGGAACCACGCCGGTAAAAATACAAGCTGACCTGTACAAAGGTGGAACCATGGTATATTCCAGTGGGAACTTCACCTGGACCAACCCCACTGCTACCAGCAGTTTATTAGACATTGCTTCGGGAGAAGTTGCTGCCAGTATCATCAGAGGGCCCACATTTGGTGGCGATCCGGATAATGGGTTCAGTGAGATTGGTACTAGTGTAGCTGTTATGACCTACAACACATTATCCGGAGTAGGCCGCTTTGACATGACGGGTTAAGTAATCAACCAGTGATTAATACTAGGTTTAATTTTAGGTCTACGACTGGACATTATAGCTTCTCTAGTCCACAGATACATATAGCGTTCAGCGTGTCCGGGAATCCAATCACTGATGTTATATAAGTAGTTCTGTTCAAGATTAACAGGGTTATTAAACAAGTTCAGTTGTCTATAGTCGCCGGAAGTAATAATGTTATTATCAGCGTAGGTATGTGAAGTAAGCAAGAGATATTTTATATTACTTTTAAGGAAGTTATCAAAGAAGTGATTGATATCCTCAAAGCTAAGATGCATCAAGCAATCTCTACATATCATAAGATCAGCAATGGGTAGTGGATCTTTAGTTATATCCAGTTGACTCCAGGTATGTTCTGGGAATTTAGTTTTTAGGTCATTGATCAGAGGTTCGACTATGTCAGCGCCGTGATATTTGTAGTTGTTCAGTTGTGCCAATACTAATGGCATCCAATTAAAGTCTCCGCAGGCAGCGTCCAAGATAGTGTATATATTCAGTTCTTTGATGATATTAGGTAGTTCTTTAACTAGATTTTCTGTATAGAGTAGGCTACTGCCCGGACCGCTGTAGGTATTTGGATCTGAGTCTTTATTAGTCCAGAACTGTGTTTGATATATGTTGGTAAAGTGTTCTTGCATACTGATATTTATTATACTAGTATATAACGGACATCAAATATTAATCAGTGTAGTGTGGTAAATACTGTTTAATCAGCAGAAATAAAGCATGGCAACACTAACAGCAGCATTAACGGGACTCACATATTCCAATAGTGGTTATACACAAACCACAACAGCTTGGATATACAGGAATCAGACCTGGACCAATGTCACGGCTAGTAGGGCGTTCGCCACACAATACACCAATAGTTTAACCTACCCTATAGAAGTAAGGGTTAGTGTTTATCAAGGGGCAGTAGCATCGTCGGCCAATCTAGTACAGTGTATTATTAATAACACCCAGTACGTGGTGCAGTCGCAATTTTTTGGATTATCGTCATTGGCCTATGAAAGTCTAACGTTTCATGTACCGCCCAGTTCCATATATCAAGTAAATGTATTTGGTACACAGGGTAATCCCACATTAACCTCTTGGTGGGAGTTAAGATAGTATGGCAGCAACCACATTCGGCAATGGTATAGTAACTTTTCCAGATGCCACAGTTCAAAGCACAGCAGGGGTTGAGTTTGGCAATTTTCTTCAATGCATACCCGAAGTTACCAATACAGCCATCAACACCACATATACCAATAGTACAGGAAAATCGCAGTATTGGTTTGTCCGTGTTACCAATTCTTATAGTGGACTTGGAGCATTGACCGCTAATTTCATAGTAAATGGTAATACCATATCCAGTAACACCATTATCTACAATGTCAGTGGGTTTTTCACTTGGGTAGGGGGATTGGTCAAGAATGGGGAAACATATCAAGTTCAGGCCAGTGAATATCTTGCTCGTGGCACACCCACTGCCACGTGGTTGAAATATGTTTCGGAAAATTAACTATGGCACAAGTAACACTAGGCGCAAGCACGTTAAAGTATGGAGATAATACTCTACAAACATATCCACCATGGAAAAAGAGTATGGCCTGGACTGATTTATCGGGCAGTAGGGTTCTAGGTACATATTATACTGTACCAGCCACCACCCCTGTTCGATGGGTATCAGTAGTAGCTGTGACCTCCAATCCCGGCGCAAACAATTTGACCATAGCCGCCTATATAGGCACAGGTGTTCTAACTCAGTATAGAATTTCTTATAGTGCCAACAATGGTTATGGTAATGGTGTATATTTTTCAGTACCCCCGGGTCTGCCCTATACTGTCACTGCTTCGGAACTTGCTGGATATACGCCCAGTATTTACTGGTATGAAATGTCATAAATATACACATTATGAAACACTTTTTAAACCCTGTTACACAAGACATCTATGCCTACGAAGCTGATGGTAGTCAAGATTCGATTATACCCAAAGATTACATCCCCTTAACAGATGCAGAAGTTGCAGCACATCGTGAGCAGCGTAGACAAGCTCATTTAGCCACTATAACCTATGATCAATGGCGTAGAAGTTCATATCCTCCAATGGAAGACTATTTAGATGCTATAGTCAAGGGTGATCAAGCACTAATACAAAAGTATATTGATGCTTGTCTAGCTGTTAAAGCCCGATATCCCAAGCCTTAATTTGGTACGCCGATACTTCGAGCTGCTGGGTTAAGATTTGGGTTAGTCAACCATGTCCAATGATTAGCCTGTACAGGCGTTAGTCCAATATGGCTACGTGGAATAAAATAGTTGTCATCCCCAATACTCATTTGATCCACTATATTAGAAAACACAGAATCCACCAATACCAAACTTTGGGCACGTTCTAAGATCATTAGCCAATCAAAGATGTTATCTGTTTTATCAGGTGTAATCTCAATAGTTTGCCAACCTTCGGGCACCATACTAGGGTCCCAACCTGCACGATGGTCTGACCCTTCTAGATGTACAACAACATAGTTAGGGTTGGTGACTAAACGATCGTACAATGCTTGTTCTCTAGCAGGGTTACGTGTAATACATCGGGCCAATTGCCATTTTTCAATAAAAGGAACACCTGTACGTAGGTATTTGTATTGATCAAACTTAGTATGTTGGAAGTATACTTCGTTATGGAAGTCCTGTCCAGTTAATGCTTGATATAGTGGAATGATCTCATCGCATTTAAAGTTCTTCAAACGTTTTAGTGGTTCTTCGTAGAAGAATGGACCCTGATCTGGAGCAACTGGTATCCATTTAATCCAAGGGCAAGCAGCAGTCATTTGATCAACCCAAGAGTCAATGATAGGCCAGTATACTTCCCAACCTTCTCGATGATAATGATGTGCAATAGGTATGGAGATGATTATATCTCCGAGTCCTCTAGTTTGTATAAGTCCAAGCTTCTTAGCCATTTAAAAGTATTCTCCATTAGGGTGATCAGGGAAGTAGCATTCATTGCGTTCTAGTGGCATATCGTCTCTAGCTTCACAGGCAAAGTTAACGCCTAGACCAATAGCCAAAGATAGTGCCACACTTTGATTGCCAATAAATTGTTCACAGCCAGCAATGACTTCTGCCAGTTCAAGTAATGTATTAGTAGGTCTAAAGGGTATATCCCAACCTGTAGCACATTCAAATGCGATATGTTCTTCGGTTAGACCTACAAATATGCTTTGTTCTTCAATACCGGTATTTTTCCATTGTTGCCAAAGTGGGCTCAATGTTCTAGGTTGCCAACGTGCTGTACGATTAATCACAATTGCTCTATCTTTAAGATCCACAGTGTTAGGCACAGTAAGCCAAGGGGTATTTCTTAATTGGGTATGTATTGTAGTATCAGTAATACCAAATGTGCGAGCATAGAGATCCACATAGTTTCCCGGGTGGCCAACAAATGCAGGTCTAAAGCGATCTAGGTTATGTGTAATAATGTCTGTATTTGGATCCAGATCTGCATATTTTGTAATATAAGTTTGGGCTTCAAAGAACTCTTGCATAAACTTTGAATCGTTCTTGGTCATACGACCTTGATGGAATGGGCTAGGTTTACTACCGTAGTAGTGCATACCAATCCAATCAATTTGGTTCAAGTGGAGATAGAATTCACCGCCACTAAGGTGTTTCATTATGGGTAGAGCGTAGATGATATCACCCAATGTTCCACTGTGTTTAAATGTTTTCATAATTACCTATTATTATATAGGTATTTAATGATATGGTCAACGTCTTAGAAAAAATTTTTGGCTAAATACAGAGATATTATACATTAACTCTATGCCTACACCCGGAAGTCCCATCTCTGTTACTGATTACAACGACATACAAGTCATATTAGATGACATATTAGGTCTTGGCGAAAATGGATATGGTCTACCTCAAACAACTTCTAGTCCAATAACTGGAGGAAGAGCAACAATCAACCAGTGGAATGCATTAATCACTGATCTCAATACTGTACGCCGTCATATGACCAATACAGGAACAAGCACAGCATATTTTGTAAGTGGAAGCACCATAGTCAGTACCACAACAATTAATAAGTTATATTCAGATTCTTTAGCCATACAGAATTCTAATAATAGATGGATATGTCATCCTAACCAATTCTATGTATCGAGTGGTAACAAAACACTTTTTCGAGATAGTATATCTTTAAGAACTACCGCCTGGGGAACACAGACTAATAGTATATCACATCAAGTAGTAGCTACATTTCCAGACAGATTAACCGCACGATATTATTTCAATCTAGGTTCGTATTTAAACTTTGTTCCTTTTATCAATGGTAGAGGATCAAATGATTTAGATGGTGAGTGGATTAATTTTATCAATTATCTAAGGGCACCTGTAAATGAATATAGATATACACATAATGAATATGTTAATTATCTAAGTACCACTACAACTATCAATAGTGGTACATTACAAGTAAAAATACTAGCAGAAAAAGCCATAGACGAAGCGTCTATAAAATTTACTGTAACCTACAAGAACAATGCATCGTCGACAATATATTTGTTACCGTCGGTATCTGTATATAACTTAACAGCCGTTTAATCATGTCTAATATACTACACACAATAAAAAATACCAGCACCACACTTGCGGCCACAATAACCAATATTTCTTTCAGTAGTCCAGCAGGTATACAGCATCATGCAGATCTTAGTGTATTTGGGTTATCCAGTGATTTTACAGGAATATATACAACAGCCTACAGTAAAAATTATGTTACAGGTAGTCCATTAAGTAGGAAGTATCTGTCGGATACTTCCAATATAGTTAAAACAATATCTGGTTATGATAGTACTACTTTAGTAGTTAACAATACCACCAACCTAGTCACTGGGTGGGAAGGTAGTGGAGTTTATTCTGGGCGATATATAGTAAGCATAACATCCGCTACTTGGTTATTAATGAGTAATACTCCATCTGCGCCGCCAACACCGGGTGCCAGTATTACTTTCTCTACTTCCAGTTATGAGATAAAATTACAAACACCTAGCACCACAAGTGGTATTGGTCCAGGATGGTATATCAATGGCAATGGATATAGTACATCAGCAACTGTTCTTAGTGTAAAAAGTAGTGATACTCTTGTAGTTGATTTTTTACCCACAAGTCCTTCTGTAGGTAATCCCCTTACATTCTCAACGTCTACTAAAATTAATTATGTAGAGTTAGACAGTGTTACTTCATTGTCCATTGGTCAGAAAGCCTATGGTAATGGTTATAGTGGTCAAAGCATAGTTAATATTGCTGGTAATATTGTTACCATGAGTGGGTTGCCTAATACCTATCCAGTGGTAGGAGACCCAATAGGGTTTGGCACTGGAAATATATATACAATCCCTGCCTCAAGTGAAGTAGGATTCAATTTAGATTTTACCAAATCAATATCTACCACTGGAACCTATACTTCAATAACATCAGTGGATATTTGGCAAGGTGTAGATAATTCAACTTATTATTTTACCAATTATATAGTTATATCAAGTTCGACATATGCATTGCCAAGTCCAGGTCCGACAAATGCCATTAGTGACATATACTTCGATAATAACAACCTTGGTCTAGGTTATGGTCTAGCCTATATCAGTCCGTTCCCAAATGCAGAATATGTGCCAAACACAGGTAGACTTGAACCTGCTGAAATAATTGATAAATCATCAGGTTTTGTTTCAGAAGTTGGTGAGTTTGAAGAACAGAGATTACTGGCTTCTGGTGCCACAGCCGCAGCGTCTTTGTTAATGTTCAATGACAAAGACACGTTTGGAGATGTTTCATCTGTAAATGATGCAGCAATTAAAACAGCTCTATTTGAACAGCAATACTCTGAATATCGAAGTATTACCTATCAACAACTCCAAGCTGCTAATATGCTTCCATCACAGTCACAGGTTGATTATAAATTGTTAAGAGATGAAGCACAGTTTCAGGCGCAACAACAAGCTAATTCATTGAAAATAACAGCTCAGCAATCTGGTATTATAGTAGCAGTTAGTGATAGTGCTCGCAGCGGTCTTCAAAAGATAATAGCAGATAATGTTAAAAATGGAATAACTTCAGAAAATAATTATGCGATGGCAGCATTACAAGGCGTTCAAAAAGTTATACAGGTTGTAGGCGAAGGTATAAATTGGGTAATTGAACGTTTAAGTTTAAACAGTATAGGAAATCTTAGTTTAAATAGTATATACACCAGCGTGAAAGAGTTCAATTTAAATAGTGTATCAACTGGTTTTAATAATTTTGTTAACAATAACCAATATGTTTCATATGCAATAAAAACTGTTCAAGGATTTGTAACTGATATAGGTAAATCATTGCAAGGCCTTGTTCCTGGTATCAATCTTGGATTTACTGATAATAGTAATAGAGTCGGTGGTGCTGCTGCTGCAACATCAATTTTTGGCGATCCTTTTGTAAAAACTGGAATAGCCATAGTATCAACATTAATGTCGCCGACTACTGCAATTCTATCAACATTAGCATCACTAGCTGGATTCCAGGTAGGTCCTACTGGAGAGATAGGTGCAGGGTTAGCTAGGTCTTTGTCAAATCTAACCATCAGCTCTGCATTTGATTCTATTAGTACTTTTATTAGTAATACTGCAAAATCATTTGATGGATTTGGAAAAACCATCACAGAAACATTTGATAGACTATTTGGAAATAATCAAACTGCGTTAGCAGCCAATGTTGATGCACTTAGAACAGGTAATGGTGTTGGTTCAATATTAGGTGGGCTTGATGGCCGCTCACTGAGCACAACATTAAATGGGCTTGATACAAACATTTCTCAATCAACCGGTCTTAGCAAAGTTTGGGAGACATTATCAAATTTTGGAACAAGCATTTTGAATAACGTTACAGACTGGGCAACTAATTTGTTTACAACAAATAGTGTCGCAACGTCTGGCCTGGCCATTGTGTCTGCATCATATAGCACTAATATGTCATCAGCTGCAACAATATCAGCAATAGCAGGAACTAATCAAGCTACCAGAGAATCGGTCATAGCAGCTCTTGCTGCGGCAAACGCTACTGGCACTGGTCGTGAGATTGTGTTTGATGCAGCAGAACGTGCCGGTATAGATCGAGCTACCTTGGCCAACTTGCAGGCATCCGCAGCCGCAACAGTAAATTACGAAGGAACATTGTACAATAATACAACTGTTACTAAAAATGTAACAAAAGATCCCTACGAAGACACTCCAACATCAACATCGGTATCTCTTAGCTATGATAGTTTTGCTCCAACTACTACAAATCTTGGTGCATTTGGCGAACCAATAATCAGCGGCGGTGGTGGTGATTCTAGCGGTAGTGTTAATGTTAATGCACGTATGCCAGGTACTTCTAAATTAGCTGGACAAATGATACACGGTGATGCCCTAGTATTATTAGCTGAAGATAGACAAGGTACTATACCAGGTGTGGTTATATCAAATACAATCAGTGAACAGCGATTATTAACAATGGTCAGTGAATCTGGTATTAAATTAACTTGTTCGGATAATACTCCACTAACATTAGAAGATGGTAGTTCTATCAATAGTACAGAAGTATTGGGTAAGAAATTACCAGTAGAAGATCAAAATGGATTCCGTTGGGAACTCATAGTTGAAGTACTAGATGCAGGACACGGAAAGGTAGCAACAATATATTGTGAAGATCAATGTTATGCTGCTGGAGATGAACCAGGCCGCTGGATATGGACACATAATGCCGATGCAATCAAATATGGTGATTTTGCTGCCAATTTTGACGGCCCGGACATTTATGGTCTGAACCTAGGAAATAACTAAAGTGTTGGTATACAATACCAAGTCTCTTAAATAACAAATAATAATATGGCAACTTCATTTGATGTTAATGTAAAACTAGGCAGCGCTATAGGCTTTAATATAGCCGGTGGCATCACGGGCGGATATGCTCCACAGATGCAAACTATTAGAACCTTAGATGGTACTACTTCTACACAAAATTTATCATACACTCAGTATCAAGGGCCTTTGTTAAAAGTTGATCCATTGACAGACTTTATATTATCTGTGGGTAATACAAGTACCAAACAAACGGTAAAACTGCACAATATTGGTAATGCTGTTTTAACAGTTACAGATGTATTATTCTCATTCTCCCAAGATATTAAACCTATATTATATTTTAGCAGCACTAGTACGTTGGTTAATGGTTCTATTATTAGTATACCACCAGGAAATACTTCTTCTTTTCAAATATCTTATACTGGAAATACAAAAGGAGTTTTTGACAATGCTATAACTATAAAATCAAATAGCAGTATTGGCCCATATTATAAACTTACCACACACCAGGTAGTACAAGTTACATCTAGTTCTACAGTTTCTCCTGCATCATTTACTACCACAACAACAGAGATTGGTAAAATTGAAAGTGTAAAATATAATATTATTCCTATTATTAATGAATATAACGTAACTAATTTAGCTATTAGATTTACTACAACATTTGTTACCAATACTACCGCTTGGACGTATACCACAGGTACAAATTCTATAACCGCAACATTTAATTCGTGGGAAGTTAATAATACAAATGGTACCTACATTTCAACATTAACTATAGCAGCTAATAATTACACATCAACTGTTACAAATATAGCAATTGTAAATATTGATCATTCATTGAATAAGAATCTTAAAACTTGGGTTAGTCCTGTATCTAAACATAATAGTATAATAGGTATTAGCTACGATTTAGATAATGGTGAAAGATACCTAACCATTGGTATAGGACTAGGCGGTGATGGATCTAACATCTACGATGCTGGTGGCAATATATATCAAGATATAAATGCACTTGGGTTAGGTGCTGACACGGTATTAACTCCATACCCATTCTGGTCCAATGTATGTAAGATTAAATTTACAGGTCTTGCACAAACTTATTACAGCAATGATTACGTGGTTAAACGCACAGCAAACAATAACTATATGAAATACTTTGGCGAATATAATGCGCTAGGTTCGATGTTTATTATTACAGATGATGGTTATGGATCTCTAACCATTGAGCTGAACCATCTGAGAGAACTTAGCAACGATGAAACATTTGATGCTACATTGCAAAATCTTACCAGATCTTTCTATTATTATTCAACCGTGGATGTACTTGGTAGAATATCACCATTACCCACTGAATATTCTAGTTCCATTGATGATTATACCACATACTTGTTTACTGGATTTAGTTACAATGCCACAAGCAAAACGGCAATTGTTAAAAAAGTCATTGTAGATCTTCCTGTATAATTTGGTAAAATATCCATTGACACAGTTGGTAAAATCTAGTATAATTAACGCATTACAAACACTCTTTGAAAGAAAACATGAGTAATTGCGATAGCATTATCCGAATTCTAGAAGATCATCCTAGCCGATTGAACAAAGAAGGCATAATTGAAGCTGAAGCCAAAGCAGATAATATTGAATTGTTTGAAGGCTTCCGTATGGCCTTGGACAATCTATATACTTTTGGTGTAAAGAAAGTACCTACACATGGTGGTCCAGATGGTCAAGGATTGCCCTGGGAGGCATTTAAAGAACTTGCCCATTTACTCTACACACGACAACTTACAGGGCACGATGCACGTGATGCCATTGAACTAGCATTGAGTGCAAGTACACAAAACCAATGGAACGATTGGTATCGTCGTATCCTTATCAAAGATCTACGTTGCGGTGTCAGTGAAAAGACTGTAAACAAAGTACTCAAAGCATATACAACAATTAAGAGTGTACCTGTGTTTGAATGTATGTTAGCACATGATGGTGCTAATCACGAAAAGAAGATTACAGGTAAAAAACTACTAGAACCCAAACTGGACGGTGTGCGTGTTATCACCGTAGTCAATGCCGAGAACCATACTTGTACAATGTACAGCCGCAATGGCAAGGTATTAGAAAACTTTGGACATATCACAACAGCTATTGAAGCAAACATTGGATTGTTTGATCGTAGTTTAATCCTTGATGGCGAAATGGTTAGCTCTAGTTTCCAAGCATTAATGAAACAGGTACATCGTAAAAGTGATGTACAAAGTGATGATGCCCGTTTGATGTTGTTTGACATCATTCCTCTCAGTGAATTCCAACGTGGCGAGAGTGTTTTAGGTCAGCGCCGTCGCAGTAATCTATTACGCAGTATGAAAGCTGTGTTTGATAAAGTTGGTAGCATTGATGTTATTCCCCAAAAAGAAGTTGATCTTGAAAGTTATGTTGGCGAATTGGAATTTAAGCAATACAACAAAGATGCCATTGAAGCAGGTTTTGAAGGTATTATGATCAAAGACATTGATGCTGTCTATGAATGCAAACGCAGCGTTAGTTGGTTAAAGATGAAACCTTTTATTGAAGTAAGTTTGGAGATCACGGATGTTGAAGAAGGCACTGGTAAGAATGTGGGACGCTTGGGAGCTCTTGTTTGCTCCGGCGTCGACGAAGGTAGGGACATACGAGTTAATGTCGGTAGCGGTCTTAGTGACGCTGATCGAACTGAGTTTTGGGCTAACCGTGATAGTCTTAATCGTCAAATTGTGGAAGTAAGAGCAGATGCTGTTACACAAAATCAAGATGGTACTTATTCGTTGCGTTTCCCGCGCTTTCTCCGTTTCCGTGGCTTTGCAGCTGGCGAGAAGATTTAATATGGAAAAAGACGCAGTAAAATCTATCATCTATGGTGGTATCAACGAATTAATGAATAATAGAGATTATTATCGTCGAAGTGCCGTTGGTTCCAGATATAGTGAATGGACTGAAACAGGTATGAAAGTTTTATTAGAATACACCGTCTATATGGCTCACTATATACACGATGCCGAAGACAAGGTGTTAGACAAACGTGCCAAAGAATTGGTAATTAAAGGTTTAAAAGGAGAAGAAGTTTAATCGTGTCAAAAGAAGACTTAATAACGTCAGATGGAGTAGTAGAAGAAGTATTACCCAACGCAATGTTCAGGGTAAAACTAGCACAAGGTGCTACCATACTTGGCCACATCTCAGGCAAGATGCGCCAAAATAAAATACAAATCCTAGCAGGTGATAAGGTTCGTATAGAAATGAGCCCGTATGATCTAAGCAAATGTAGAATAACTTATAGAGAACGGTGATATGGTAGTTGTTGACTACGGAGTTAAGCGGGTTAAGATGCGCTACAAGGTTGATCAAGGTGATAATTGGCTTGAAAAAGATCGTTGGTGTGTTAAAAATTTCAAATTTGATGAATATCATCGATGTGGTTTCAGTTTTTACTTTGCAAAAGAAAAACACCTAACGTGGTTTATATTAAGATGGTCATAAAAAAATAGCACCCTAAGGTGCTATTCTTTATTCTAAGTATGCTGCCCAGCTAGGGTGGCGCAGATCAAACTTCATCTTCTTCCGCTTGTCAACCAATTGGAAGTAAGTTGGCTTGAATGGCTTAACTTTAGGAACGATTCTCTTATCATTGCCTTTGTTGGCATTACATTTAGCACAACTACAGACACAGTTCTCATAGGTAGTCTTACCACCGTGGCTAGTTGGCAATACGTGATCTAATGTAGCGGTTTTGTTGGTTACATCTACACCACAATATTGGCATTTGAAAAGATCACGCAGGAATACATTCTGTTTGCTAAAACGCACACTAGTTTTCTTCTTTTGGTATTCCTTTAAGATCATAACAGCAGGCACACGGGTTTCCCAGGTTGCGCTATGTACAATCCAATCTTCATACCATTCCAAGACCGTGGCTTTATCTAATACTAAGTATTGTATAGAAACTTCCCAAGGAATTACGCTCAGTGGAAGTACAGAGATTGGTGCCGCATCGGCGTTAAGGATAAGTGTAGCTGACATGATACTAATATTTATTTGAATAAAATAGAGCTATAATTATAACATTAAGTTACCAAAAGAGCAACCTATATTTTGGTAATATCAATATCGCTATCCACAGGTAGTTTCCACAATTGTTTGCGTTCTACACCTTTCTTTTGAGCAAATTGTTTTGGATTACAATTAGGGCAAACATGATAGAATTGATCATTAATTCTACGATAGTCCATACTGCCCTGATCTCTTTCAAACAAGGACTGGCAGCTATCGCATTGTAGTACAGCTACAGTTTTAGTTCTACTATAAGAGTGTGCATTTTTTAGTTTGCTAATTTTAGTGTATTGAGTTTTAATTTTCTTTGTTTCGATGAACATTGATTATTTACATTCGGATTACAGAAATCCAAACTAAATACCGTTATGACCTAATCAATGGTCAAAAATCAGGAATTCAAAATGACTATTCAATATATCAACACAGGATCCGGAGCCAATGCCGGCGATGGTGACAGTTTAAGATCAGCGTTTATCAAAGTTAACAATAACTTTGCTAGATTTGCTGTACTTGAAAATGCCACAATAGGATATACAGGTAGTTTTGGTGATACTGGATACACTGGTAGTAGTGGTGCTTATGCCGCAATAGGATATACTGGTAGTGCTGGTGCTGGTGGAGTATCTATATCAGACTTTGGTGAAGGGTTTAGTCTAACTGTTGCTAACCAGATTGTTACCAACAAACTATACAGTACAAATCAAACACAACCAACACAGCACTACAGATTGGAACTTGATACCAATGGTATTATTATATTGCCAGATCAAAGTATTATCAATGGTAGTACTTTACGCGGAGTTTATGGTACAGGTGACGCAAACTATACTGGTATCACTATTGGTCCTGATGCCAACCATAGGGAAGAATCTTGGGTATGGGTCGATCACACCGGTGTTAGCATTGCTACAGAGTATAGTACAAGTGCTTATACTTGGAAGTTTGATAACAATGGTGTATTAACACTACCATACGGACAGAGTATCAGTAGCGGCCCTTTAGATGGTATTAAACTAACCACTGATCGTGGCACCGTATTGTTTGGTAATACTCCGGAGTGTGTGCCAACCTTAGCAAGTCATTTCCACATCATGCGTGATGACCCTACTACTGTAGATTTATTCTTTGGTGATGACTACAACTATGTTAAGTTACCCTATTATTCAACTTTAACAAATGTGGGTGTAGAGATCAACGCAGACGGATACTCTTGGCAATTTGATAAAAGTGGCATACTAACATTACCTAGCGGTAATGCCGTTATTGGAAATACTTTTGGTTCAGATGCTATTCTAGGAAGTACTGATACTTCGGTAGCAGTGGTTGCTCAAGGTCTATATGGTTCTTCTTCTCTACTATGGGTAGATGACATCGCAAATATAGGATCATCGGGCACACACGTTGCGGCAGTAGTAGTTAACGATCCATTTGCTTCAAGCAGTGGCACCGTTCAAATAGCAACAGGATTATCTAACGGTCTCATCAGTAACAACATCTGGGAATTTGGCGCAGATGGTACATTAACTATACCCGATGATATACAAGATGCTAACGGTTCTGTTATCCGTATAGCAACAACTAGTACAGCACCTACTAGAGTTAATGGACAACTATGGTTTAACACCGAAGACGGCCGTGCATATATTAGATATGATAATAATTGGATTGATTTTAGTCCTCCAGAAGTTCCTCCTCCAAGCACATACTTAGATGGGTTAATTATAGATGGTACTACAATCAGCACCGTAGATTCAACAGCAACTACAATTTATTTAGAAGGTGATTTAATACCTACAATGAATAACACATATGACTTGGGTGCTCCTGAGAATCAATGGAAGTCATTGTATGTTAGTACAGGTACTATCTATATTGGTGGAACACCGTTAAGCGTTGATCCTGACGGTAATTTAACAGTAGCAGGAAGTCCAGTAAGTGGAGCATTACCATCCGTACTAGGTGTTGTTACATTCCCTGGTGATCTACTAATTGGTACATTGTGGCCCAATGACCCAATGCCAATGGGTGACAAAGAAAGTGTAGTCTGGGCCAAAGATGATACTGAATATCTAGGACTTTGGTGGGGCGGAAGTCAAACATATCCTGATTCAGGATATGGTCCAGTTGCTGGTATCATGATTGGTACTGGTGATGGCAGCATGACTGATGATTTCGTTCAAGGACCTTCCCCAACAGGCACTAATATTACTTTGGCTATTAATGATGATATAGGTACCCTAGAATGGGTATTCGGTAGGGATGGAGAACTAACACTACCAACCAATGGTCGTTTGGGTGCTATAGATCCTAAAGGTGGAACCATGCTGGACGGTGGTCTTGGTTCTAATGTAAGTTTAACTAGTTTTTACTCTACTGGAAATTATTCTTCCTGTGTTACTGCCAGTGCAGGCGGAACACTTTATATCAGAGCATACAATGACGGTGGTCCCAATCCAAGCAGTACTTGGATATTTGATAAAGATGGTAGTTTAACATTACCCGAAGGTGGAACAATCAAAGGTGGCGGCACAGGTACTAATGTTACTATTGTGGCCAGTACAGGAACTAATCCAGCAGTTTGGATGTTTGAGGCTGATGGTGTATTAACATTACCAAATGCTATGACCATAGATGCATCAGACAGTTTTGGTACGGTTAAAATTGGCGGCTCCAATACTCAGATTAGAATTGACGACGGTGGAGCACCTCCGGGGTTATATATTAGAACTGATATGACTGGTGCAGATCATGGCTGGTTGTTTGGCACAGATGGTAACTTAACATTGCCACTTGAGTCTAAATTAAATTCAGGTGGTGTTGGCGTTGCTAATAGTGCAGAGTTTGGTACATCAGTTACGGTATCAACATCAACTGTTGTTAATAGTGAAATCTATATGGGATCCGGCTACGGTGAATTCCGTAGCATATACAACAAGGTAGGTGAAATTGAATCTGGATTAACCTACGCTGGTGTAGAAGGATTTAATTATGCCCAGTATGGAGATGTTAACTTCAGCGGTATGGTTAGTCAAACTCCTCATATAGATAGTATGTATACTATTTCTGTCAGTACAACTACTGGACTGATCAGTATTGGATTTACACAGGATGGTGGAACATCAGTATCAAAAGATTGGATTACTGTATTAGGAACACTTAACGCTTACTACACAGTTAATGGTATTTTTGTCGATACTACTCAAACTGTTATAGCAGGTGGCGATGGTGTTTTGAGTAGCATTGTTAAATTAACAGATTCTGTGAACATTACTACTATTGATAGTATAACAACAGGTACTCAGACATGGACCTTTGGCACAGATGGTACACTAACACTACCACACGGTGGCACTATTCTTGACACTGTACCAACACCGGGTATAACAAGAACAAAATACACGGGTTCAGCGGCATATGATGTAAACTGGTATTCAACTGCCACAGTAATTGAAACGGGTATCGCAACAACAATGAGTGAAAGCTACGATGATACCTTGGTAGGTGGTGCTGATTATAGTTTCCAATATGCGGGATACTTCAAGGCACCGGCCACAGGTACTTACACATTTACAATGTTTGCCGATGATAGTGGAAGATTCTGGATTGGACCAAACGCACTAACAGGATACACTGCCGGAAATGCTAATATAAGTATACCCATGTATGACGAGGGCAGTACTACAACATCGTTAACAGCAGATGAGTTTTATCCTATAAGATTACAATGGAATAACGCTTCGGGCCCCGGATCGATGGTTTTTAGTTGGAGTAACAATCAAGGACAATCTACCACTACCGACTTTACTGGTGTGATATTCGCAGAGCTTGGCCAAACAGCAATAACATCTGATAATGACATTGAATTGAAAATCAACAACGGAACTACCAGCACCTGGACCTTTGGCACAGATGGATCTACCTCGTTGGCATCTGGAGTGGAGATTTCCAACAGCAGTGAATTTAACTTTGTAACTTGGAATACTGGATCGGCACTAATATTAACAGATACTGTCAATCTCAATCCTCCTTCGTTCATCTATATTCCCAGTTCATCAGATACTGTGTCTAGAGTTAGTATAGCTAATACTAATACTACTGGGGGAGTAATGTTAGTTCAAGGACCCGGAGACAGTCAGAGTTCATTAGAAGTCAACAGCGGTGGTGTGTCTATTTCTACTATCGTTAATAATTCTCAAACAGGTGCTTGGCAATTTAGTTCAACTGGAACATTAAAATTCCCAGATAACACACAACAGACTACAGCCTACACAGGTGGCGGTGCCGGATTTGCTACAACTTCAACATTAGTCAACGGTACATCTACAGTTAGTCTCAGTTCAACTGGAACACTAACTGTTCCTGGAAACATCATCCCTGATGCTGACAGTATCTATAGTTTAGGTAGTCCAACACGTAAATTTAAAGATTTATATGTTAGCACCACAACTATATATATGGGTGACCTTGTTATTAGTGGAAGTCCTAGTACAGGATTAACTATTAATGGAAACTCGGCTAACAGCAAACAAACTTTTGTTGGAGGAGAAGGCGTCGGCCCTGATAATTGTTCTTGGATTGAGTGGGCAATTGGCACAAATTATCTCACAGTAAGAAATCCTGGTACAAACTTTAAACTTATCATGGAGGGACTAAAGACAGGAAATACATTTAATGCAGTTAGTCCAATTGATCTTACCTTTACGGTATCATCAACCTTATGGCATTTTGATAATGAACTTACTCCAGATAATCCAGAATATCGAATTGGTGTGAACGAAACAAATGTTTCATTCTCTGGAGAATTTATATATCTATTAGCAGTTCCTGTACCTGAAAGAACTAATGCACTATCAAATGGTGTATACTCATTAACATTAAATTCTACAGGAACAGTAACATTGCCCGGATTATTAACATTGCCAGTTACTACATCTATTCCTGCTATAACAACTGCTACAGGTACAGTAGCAGTATGTGATGGTACACTGTGGGACGGAGGTGGTGATGGTTTTGAACACTTAATGATTTACATCAACGATGTTTGGACTAAAGTAGTTTAATAACCCAAATTTAATATTATTTCCAATAAATACAACGAGGAACACCAATGGCACATCCGATACAATTTCCAACAGAACCAACAGTAGGTCAAGAATATTTGGCAGAAAACACCGTAACCTACATTTATACAGGAGATCGTTGGTCTGCTGCCCGTGCAATTACTACTAAAAAGTACTTTTTTACACAAAATGGTTCTTTTTCAGATTGGGAATACAATCCATCTGTTGATGATTTACTAGATGGCGGCTGGTCAGGCGGCTCAGAACCTAATCCCGGCCCTCCTCCGCCAAACATACCTAAATTCCACTGGACTAAAGATCCAATTGACGCACGTGATTACATTTGGCAAATACAACCATTAACTGCAACTCCTACCAGCGTAGATCTACGCCCTTACTCATCTGCAATAGAAAATCAAGGTAATTTAGGCAGTTGTACAGGCAATGCCATTGCAGCAGCCATTGAACTTGTAGATAGAAAAAAGAACAAACCGCTTGAAGTTAGTAGATTGTTTATCTACTATCAAGAACGACTGTTAGAAGGTACAATTAGTGTAGATGCAGGTGCTTACATACGTGATGGTATCAAAGCCTGCTATACTTGGGGTGCTCCTGTTGAAAGTTTGTGGCCTTATACAATATCAAAGTTTGCAACAAAACCTAGCACAGCAGCCTATACTGATGCACTTAGAAGAAAAGTAACAGGTTATCAACGCTGTACAAATTTTGCAGCAGTAAAGAATGCATTAGCGTCTGGCTATCCAGTAGTAGCAGGATTTTTAGTATATAGTAGTTTCTATAATATTACCAGCAATGGCATCATGCCTTATCCTAATGTAAATACAGAACAATTGTTAGGCGGTCATGCAATATGCATAGTTGGGTATAATGATAATTATGGCGGAACTCCTGGCAACGGTAGATTCATCTGTAAAAATAGTTGGGGCAGTGCGTGGGGCAATAACGGATACTTTTATATGCCTTACCAAGTGATACAAAATACATCCATGAGCAGCGACTTTTGGGTAATAAACGGTGTAACTAATCCATAATAGGAAAATAAAAATGACAACAAGAATTAAATTACGTAGAGATACAGCAGCAAATTGGGTTTCAAACAATCCTATTTTAGCCTTAGGTGAAACAGGTTTCGAAACCGATACCCGAATGATGAAGTTGGGCAATGGTTCAACTCAGTGGAATAACTTAAAATATGCTGTCACTGGTGATATGCGTATGTCTGGTACAACCATTGCCAGCGATACTGATATTAAATTTAGTTCTCACTCTGGACTACGAGAAAATTGGGCATTGACTGTTAATGCTCTTAGTAGTCCAACTGATCCTATTGAGGCCTGGACAGATGCTGTGGCCTACGATAGTCAGGGTAATGCTTTTGTTGCCGGTTGGTATGTTGATATTGGACCTACTGCTTCCGCTAAGTATAGCGGAGCATTCTTAATGAAAGTTGATTCTACTGGACAAGTATTATGGAACAAATATTATAATGAATATACCACATATGGTTGGGGTGTAGCAGTTGATCATGCTGGTAATGCTATATTGATTCTAAGTGAAACTGACAATCCAGATTCTGATATTGTTATGATCAAAGTTAGAGGTGACAATGGTGTTCCAATTTGGCAAAGATACCTTGCCAGTGTGGGTGACTATGATGACTTTGCTACCAGCATTGATGTTGATGCCAACAATGATATCTTTATCACAGGTTGGAGTGGTGATGATGCAGTTAATGATAGTAATGAAACTTTCCTAATCGCCAAGATCAGTGGCGTAGATGGTACTTTTAATAATGGTGGTTGGCAGAAAATGCTTGCTCCAACTGAAGGATGTAACACAGGACTCGGATGGGGTATTGCTGTAGATCCAGCAGGCGATGTATGTATTGTGGGCAATGATTGGACAGGCCCAAGGTTTATTGCAGTGGTTAAACGTCTTGGTACAACTGGTGGTGTAGCATGGCAAACACGCATACTTGATCAACTCAGTTACAATGGCAATGTATATACTGATTTGACACTATACGGTACAGATGTAACATCAGACAGTCAAGGTGACTTTTATGTTACATGGTGGGGAGATTGGGAAGGAGACGGCCCAGGATTCCCTGGCACACAATGCGGTGTGACCAAACTCAGCGGCACAGATGGTACTGCACTATGGAGTCGTCAAATTGGTTGGCCTGACTACACAAGTGTATCAGGATCCATAGTATGTGACAGCGATGATAACATCTATGTACATAGCAGTATCAATTCTGATCAAGCCAGCGGCGATAATAACACTAGATTTAATTCTGTTATAGTTAAATTAAACGCACAAGGTACAGTGGTTTGGAAACGTACATTAAGCAGAGAACAATATACTACATTCAGCAGTGTAGTTCCTATGCCTTACAGTCCAAGTGGATTACCAGGCGGACAAACAGTGGCAGTCAATGATGAATACTTGTTGATCGGTGGCACACAATTTATTACTGAAGATTATGATAATAATCAAAATTGGAAAAATCAACCATTCTTAGTACAGGTAGATAAAGATGGTACAGAGTTCTCTGTGGATGGTTGGCATTTTAAAGCCTGCCCAGAATGGCTTGCTGTTAATCTTGTAACTCCTGTAATTGATAATCAAAATTTCTTTGATGATGTAACAGCAGTTCCTGGTACATTGACCAATGTTAATGCTGTTGATGTTTATTATGAAACCAACATGGATACCACTGATCTAAGTTATAGAATCATGGACCGTGCAGAGACTATGACCTTTGATGGTAATAAATTAACATTACCTCTAAGTGGTAGTGTTGATATTCCACGTAAGAAAATTGGACATATCACCAGTGTTGGTAGATTTGATGGTACAGAAGGTCTTAAAGGCGGTAACCAAGAAGGCGATGTATGGTTCAATGGTGTGGTTAGAGATACACAAGGCAATAGTTATGTTGCTGGTACTCGGTATATGTATTATCCTTTTAATGACAGTGGATCCAATATCGACGACGATGTTCCACTCTTATTCAAGATAGACAGCGATGGTAAGATTGCGTGGCAAGCCAGCGATAGTTTAGATTACTTCACTGAAGCAGTTGATGTTATGATCAATCCAGTGACCAACAATCCTGTGTTGTTAAGTTTAGATGCTGATCAAGACGGTAGTGAAGGCTTCACAGTTAAAACATTAGATGCCAATAGCGGACAAGTTGTAGGTGATGTTATCCATGTACAGGATGCAAGCGGATCTCAACGTGATATAAATGCTCGCAACCTTGCTCTATTGAGCGATGGTACTCCTGTAGTAGCAGGTTATATCAACAACAACAAAGAAGACTACTTGAATGTAACTAGTGGTGGTGCTGGTCTAACTGGCAGCAATGATACAGATACATTGGTTATACCTAAGAGTGTATTTAATACCGGTAACTATCCAAGTGCTAATGGATTATGGTATATCAGTAATCCTTCACCATCCTTAAGTACAGCAATTGTCGGAGTTAATATCTTTAACAATAGTGGATCTGGATTCACTGCTACTAATGTAAGCAGCACTGGTACAGATGCTACATTTAATATTAATATTGCACCAGCAACAGGTGTATATTCTGTAACGGTGGTCAGTGGTGGAACTAATTATCTCAATGGTGATACGCTGTCTATTCCTACACTACAGTTCTTAGGCGTAGCAGGTCAAGGTGATATAGCCTTAACAGTTACTACCAACGGTAGTGGTGCAATAACAACTGCTACAACCGTAAGCACAAGTTCTTGGGCTAATATTAAGTTAGTAATTAATAGCCCTTACAATTTCACCACATCTACTAGTACATTGAAGGTCTATGAAGAAACCAATGATGATGGATTTATTTGGACACCTAATTGGAGCACTGCTATTGGTGGAACAACTGGTACTGACTACTTCCACGCATTGGCAGTGGATTCAGACGACAACATTATCGTTGGTGGATATTATGAATACACTGGATTACCACCTACCGATGCTGAATATATTTGGAATAAAACCAGTATGGTGGCCAAGTATTCCAGCACTGGAACACAGCAGTGGGCAGTGAGTTTAGATGGTACAGAAGGTGAAGGATTTGTTACAGGTATTGTTACAGATCCTGACAATAACATCTATGCTATGAAAAGTTGGACTAACAGTGATAGCAACTATCTAATAAAAGTTTCATCTACTGGTACTATGTTATGGCAAGTTAATATTGGAAAATATCAATACTTTAACGGTGGGGATCACGGTATTGCCATAGACAGCGATCGTAACATCCTAATTGGCGGCCAATATTATGGCGATCGTGTAGATAATGATGAACACAATTATAACGATGGTATATTACTCAACAAGTTTGACACTGATGGTAATCTATTATGGATGAGACTACTCTATAGTAGAACTCGTGATATTCGCAATGGTTATAACGATGACTATCGTAATGCTATTGATATCCACGGTGATAGATTCAGTGTAATTGGTTATAGCGATGCAGTTGGTAATCAAGATTACAATGGATTCTTTGCTGATCTACCATTAGATGGCAGCGGTACTGGACACTACAACGACTTTATCTATGAAGCAGTTGAACACCTTGTTGATCGTGTTACTCCTTACACTACAAGTACCGTCTTTACATTTACTCCAGCAACAAGATCACACGCATTTACAGTGACCAATGAAACAAATGTATTGACCATATATACAGATAGATCGGACAAAGTTGAAAATGTCTATGAGGACATGGGTGGTGAGATAACGTCTGTTAATAAGATTGTATTTGAAGATGGTACTGAGCAAATGACCAGTGCTCAAGACATCCCCCAAGTACCAATGAGTCGTGTAAATAGTGATTCCGATTATATTCTAAGATTAGAAGATCGTGGTCATCATGTGTATTCAGGAACAGAATATAGTCCATCGTATGTCCGAGTTCCAAGACACAGTGATGTACCATTCCCGATTGGTACTGCTATTACTATCGTCAGCGGTGGGTGGGGCGAAGTAAGAATCAAAGCACAACATACTGGTGACACACGAATTTATGGTGATGGTACTGGCGACTATAATGATGGTTGGTATATACCAGAAAGATCAATGGCAACATTGCTCAAAATTGAAGAAGATGTATGGATGTTGGCAGGTGCTGGCTTAGGTACTGGACATAATTAATCATGAGTATCATATCAGCAGTCATAGGGGCGGTAGCGTACAATTAGTATCACAAATAGTTAAACTGAATTATCATAGCAGTTAAATACTGCTATGACTAAATCACAATGGGAAGAACGTAGTAAGAACTGGAATAGTGGCTCGCCAATGGTTCCAAATTACGAAGTAATTGATTACTTAAAATCACAGATAGACAATGACTCCGATGTATTAGTGTTGGGCGTGACTCAACAATTCCATCAGGCATTTGATAATGTAACAGCAGTGGATCGAGAACCTGCAATGATTGAAAGAGTTTGGTTAGGCGACACCGATACCAAACATGCCATACTGGACAATTGGCTAACAGTGGATTTACCCGACAATAACTTTGATGCTATACTAGGTGATGGTAGCCTTAACATGTTGGTAAATTCCAAAGAAATACAGACTGTGGTTGATCGTTGTCGAGAATGGCTCGCACCCAATGGCAAGTTCATATGCCGTATGTTCATACGCCCATACCAACCTATTACTAGAGAATATCTATTAGAACAAGCAGCAAATCTCACAATAAGTTGGACAGCATTTCGTAGATTCATTCCTATGTTATTGGCACACGAACAAGGTGCTTTTGTACCCTGGGCAAAAACATACAATTTCTTTAATGAATTGTTTCCAGATAAAAGTAAGTTACCATTTACCGCTGAACAACTATCACGCATGGATGCTTACAAGGATGTTACAACCAGCACATGGTTCCCTACACGTAAAGAGATATTGGATCTGTTGCCCGATGCTGAGTTTGTAGATGTTGGCACCTATGATATTGCTGAACTGTTTCCGTTAATAGTGATTAAGAAATGAAAGCAGCAATAGCAGCATTGGTTGGTGAGTTAGATAAATCACAATACTTCACACTTGAACAACTACATAACATACAGGAATCACAACTGGCCAACATAGTCAAGTATCACGCTCAACGTAGCAGTCATTTTGCCGCAAGATTAGCAGCACAGGGATTGAATCCTAAAGACATACTTACTTTAACCAACCTAAAGAAACTAACGCCCTTTGCCAAGAAAAATATACAGCAAGCAGGCGATGACTTTAACGTTAAGAATGTACCACCTGCACATCTACCAATTGGTAAGTCAGAAACCAGCGGTAGCACTGGCGAACCCGTAACAATAAACAAATCAAAGTTATGTGACCTGTTTTGGAATGCCCATACTCTACGAGATCATCAATGGTACAAAAGAGATTATACAGGCAAACTAACCAGCATACGTGCCACTAATAGAAAGTACTTAGAAGCAGACAACTGGGGAGGACCTGTGCATATGCTATATGGTACCGGCCTGGGACAGGGTATTCCTGTGTCTATGGATATTCAACAACAAATGAAACATCTTGCTGAGTTCCAACCTAACATTATAATAGTACATGCCGGTGTGTTAGCGGGCATGATCACAGAGTGGGAACGTACTGGATATACACTTACAGAACTTGTACATCTTAAGAACATAGGTGATACATTACACGACGATACAAGACAGCGATTTAAAACACTAACAGGATTAACCATAGAGGACAACTACAGCAGCAGCGAAGTAGGCTGTATTGCTATACAATGTCCAGAAGGTGGTATGTTCCACATAATGGCAGAGAATCTCATAGTAGAAGTTATCAACGAGGATGGTACAGGTTGTCAGCCCGGCCAAGTAGGGCGTGTAGTTGTCACTGACTTGTTCAATGCCGCTGCCCCCGTCATACGCTACGACATTGGAGACTATGCTGAAGTAGGCACACCCTGTACATGTGGCAGACATTTACCCACATTGAAACGTGTATTAGGACGTGAGCGTGGTTTGTTCCAACGTGCAGATGGTAGTAAGTTTTGGCCCACAGCAGGACAATATGCTGCGGCTAAAGTTGTTCAAGTACGACAATGGCAAATCGTACAGCATAGTTTAGATGACATAGAGTACAAGTTAGTCACAGATCTGCCACTTACCCAAGAACAACACGATCAACTATTAATTATCTTTCGAGAAAGATTAGGATTTGAGTGTGTTAGGATTACAGAGTATAGAGATCAAATACCTTTAAGGAATGGAAAATATGAGGAAACCGTATGTTTAATCGAATAATAGCCATACTATTATTAGCCGTTAGTTTATCAGCACAAGCACAACAGAAGCCTATTAGAATGGTCATAGCCTATGGAGCAGGTGGGCTCACTGATATTATCAGTCGTAAGTTTGAAGAGCCCTTAGAAAAAGAATTAGGACGTAAAATAATTATAGATCCCCGCGTGGGTGCCGGTGGTTATATAGGATTTAAGAATGTAGCAAATACTCGATCGGATGAAGTGGTTATTGCCATAACAGACTCTATGGCATTATCTAATATATCATTATTATACGATGATTTAGATATCAACGATTTTAAGTATATTGTACAAATTGGATACACACAAGGATTGGTATTAGCAGTTCGTAAGGGCAGTCCATTAAAAAACATAGACACTTGGCGTAATCATCGAGGACTGCCCATAAATGTAGGTGTTAATGGCATGGGTGCTGCCCATCATTACTATAGTTGGTTGGTTAGTAATCAACTGGGTTTTCCAAGGACTGACATTTACTACAAGGGTTCTGGAGAAATGGTCACTCAGATCATAGGTGGGCATGTTGATGCTATATGGGTTAATCTTGCCAGTATAATTCAATTTGAAAATAGAGTTGATATAGTGGCAATAACAGCACCTAAAAGAAATGAGTTAATACCAAATGTACCTACGTTTAAGGAACTTGGTATAGATTTGCCCCCTAAGCCTCTTTTTATGGTAATTGCAAATAACACCACAGACACCGCTACATTAAGAGAAGTTGAACGTGCTGTGACAAAATTGCTGAATAATCCAGAATTTGTAAAATCATTAAGTCTTGAGTTACAAATAGAGCCAGGAACCGGTGCAGATGCCCGTAATGACACTGAAAAATTATTCAAAGCACAGGCTAAGTTTATAGAATACGTCAAGACATTAAAGAAGTGAGTGTGCTAAATACACACAGAGGATTCAAATAATGGCGGCCAACGGCATATCAACACTATCTACAAAACAATTACGTCAAGTTGCTAAACTAGATCTGGCTCAATTAAAGCGTAAAGGCTATACACTATACGCAGATGGTACTACGAATTTTGGCAGCGCACAGTTTAGCGGTAGTAATTACCTGTCAGTAACTAATGCGGCATTTACCTTTACTGGCAACTTTACAGTTGAAGGTTGGTATTATCCTACAAATGTAACAGGTTCTCACAGTTTATTTTGTTTAGGGCCAGATCCGGCTAATAGATATGTTTTTGCTTTGTCAGGAACATCGGTAAGCAGTAACCTATACGGCTTTGGCTTAACAACCTATACCAGTACTGTGCCTATCAATACTTGGACTCACATTGCTGTAGTACGCAGTGGAAGCACAGTTAAGGTATATATTAACGGTATTGCCAGTGTAACAACAGATACTCAAGCAGGTACAATAGGCAACGGTACATTAAACATTGGTGCAGATGCCGCCAATGGTGCTCTATTTTTAGGCAACATATCAAACTTCAGAGTAGTAAAAGGCACAGCATTATACACAGCAACATTTACACCATCGCTAAGTCCATTTAAGGCCATTGATGGAACACAGCTATTATTAAACACCGACAACGGTGCTAACTTTTTAAAAGATAGTTCAACAAATAACTTTACAGTTACTAATTATGGTTCAGTTGTTACATCGAACACTGGGCCAGGCCCGGACACAGTTGCTAACTTTTATCGTGTTCGTAATGTTTACGATATAGATTTACTGGCAGACAAATATACCAGCAATACTACCACTGTAATGACCACAAGCACATTAGTCGAAGGACGTCCTTGGGCTACGGTATATACAAGTTTAACTTTTACCTACGGCGAGGCTACAATTAGTTTTAGTCTATCCGGCAGTACTTTTAGTAATGTTACTTGCCCTTACGGCGCAGGCGGATATTCAGCTAGTAGTGGTCAACTAACTATGCTTGGTACAAAACTCATTGGAGGAACTACTCCTGCTAATGATATAATATGGAACTATGTGTGTGCGGCCAACGATGGTGTTATAACAGGATTTACCTACAGTTCAGGTACTCCTCCTTAAGATATAGGCGTTCACAATTTTAACAACACATTACCCTTTGGGCATTAAAACAGACTAAATAACACTATGAGAGCAAGAGAATTTACAATCAATATTCCAATTTCGATCAAGATTAACGGTGACGGCGAACCCGAAATTGATATGGGTCAAGATGCTCCTATAGATCCAAGTGAGCCAAAACAAGATCCTGTTATGGTTCCTCCACTACAACAGCAAATAGAGCTGCAAAAGGCTGACGTTGGTAAAATCAGTCCTATTATTAAAGATCTTACACAGGACGAAGTAGATCCAGAAACCAAACAACTGCCTTAATGGTGTCTAAGGGAGCAAGACCCAGATGACCATTAGAAAAATAGAAGCAGGTAGGGTAATAACCAAAGATATTGACACCTTCATTGGTTATGAAGGTACGATCTTCTATGACGAACAAACTGGTGAATTTAGATTATCTGACGGTATAACTGAAGGTGGAATACCCTTAGGAGCTGGTGGCGCCGGTTATGTTTTAACAACAGCAACATCAATTAGACTTGGTGGAGTTAGAATTGGTGCAGGTATTAGTGTAAGTCCTAATGGAACTATTTCTGTTAATACAGGTACTCCTTATGTTTTAACCATAGCTACCACAAGTACACTTGGTGGAGTTAAAATTGGTGCTGGTATTGATGTAAGCCCAACGGGTGTAATATCTGTTAATACTGGTACCCCTTATCTTCTAACAACTGCAACCACTAACACACTTGGCGGAGTTAAAATTGGTGCAGGCATTGATATAAGTGCAGATGGCACTATATCTGTTAATACTGGTACTGCATATTCATTGCCTGTTGCAACTACTACAACATTGGGTGGTATAATAGCAGGTTTAGAATTATCTATAGATAACACCGGTACACTTAATGTTGATCTATCTGCAATCAAGCAATCAATAATACCAAATATTGATCTTAATTATGATTTAGGCACATTAGAAAATAGATTTAGAAATATATATGTACAAGATATATTCTCCAGTGGTACTATCTATACTAACTCTATAGTAATAAATTCAACAAGTACTATTGGTGGTGCTGAAATTATTACTACTGCTACTATTTCTCAGTATGCATCTACTTCTACAACAAATGTTCTCATAGCAACTACCAGTACTGCACCTAATGCAGTAAATGGTCAACTTTGGTTTAATTCCGAGGACGGCCGTGCTTATATAAAATACGATAATGCGTGGGTTGATTTAAGCCCGAGTATAGTACCACCAGTTAGCACATACCTGGGTGAATTAACTATAGATGGTACTACAATTAGTACTATAGACAGCACCTTAACAAATATCTATATAGATAGCATTTTAGATGTTAGTGGAGCAATCTATACAAATAACTATTTGGTTAGTACTCTTACTAATATTAGTAGTGGTGTTGGCATCAGTGTATCACGTACAAATAGCGGAACTGTAACTGTTAGCAACACAGGTGTATTAAGGATAGTAGCAGGTGTAGATACATCTATATCTACTGCCACAGGCGTTGTAATAATAAACAACACAGGTACATTGCAAACAATTACCAATCGTGGATCCACAACAACTAATGCTATTAACATTACTTCAACTGCGGCAAGTACAAATACAATCACAGGTGCATTAATAATCGCAGGTGGTGTTGGCATAGGTGGCGATATATTCATTGATGGTGATATTAGAGATGTTAATGGATCACTAATACATATAGCAACTACCAGCACAGCTCCTACAAGAGTAGATGGACAGTTATGGTTTAACTCTGAAGACGGACGTGCTTATATCAAATACAATAATAATTGGATTGATTTTAGTCCAAGTATAGTACCACCAACAAGTACATACCTTGATGGATTAGTAGTTGAAGGCACCACTATTCGTACAATAGACACCACAGCTACTACTGTTTATATTGATAAAGATTTAGATGTAGCCGGTGCATTGTTTGTTAATACCACAAGTTTTGTAGCAGGTGCAGAAATAATAACTACGGCTACAATTGCTGAATTTGCTTATCTTGGACCACAAGGCATTCAGGGCATACAAGGTATTGTTGGTTATACTGGTAGCCAAGGCATTCAGGGTGTACAGGGCATACAAGGTATACAAGGTATTGTTGGTTATACTGGTAGCCAAGGTATACAAGGAACAATAGGTCAACCAGGACAAAGCGTAAGAATTACTGGCAGTACATCATCCTATGCTACTTTAGAAACTCCATATACAGGTCTTCAATGGGACGGGTATATTACTTTAGATAATGGACATTTAAATGTATGGGATGGTGCAATATGGCTTGATGTTGGTAATATTACAGGTCCACAAGGTACTCAAGGAATTCAAGGTATACA